TCGCAGCCCAGCGGAGAGATCTTCAACCAGCTTCTGCTGCTCGGCGATTTGCGCGCGTTTGATTCCGATGTCGAGGAGGTCGATCATCACCCGTACTGGTTCAGGGAGTTCGTCGAGGTGTTGCTGCAAGATGGAGAGGTCTACCTTGTTGAGCGCGTCCTGTAACTCACTGCTCAGCCCAGTGATGTTGATGCGTAGATCCTTCAGCGCCTCAGTGAAGCGCGCTTTGAGTCGTCCAGTCTCAGCTTCAGATGTACGACCCTGTTCCTCAAGGAGATCGAATCGCACCTGCTCGCGTTGCTTAAACAACTCCTTGGTTAGCTCAGCCTCAGCCCGAGTGAGGTCATCCGTCACATTCTTCCGTGCTCGTTGCAGGGTGAGGATGCGCGTGGAGATCTCAGCGTTCTGCGTCTCGAACTCATTGAGCGCCTCAGCTAATCCTCGTTGCCGGTTGATCTCAGCTGTCTGCAACGCCAGGGTGCGCGCCTGACCCTTCAACTTGGGATCAGCCAGCACCTCAGCCCGCGCCGTCTCAAACTCAGCCTTGATTTGTTTCTGGCGTAGCATGAACTCCTCAGCCAGTGCCCCGCTTAGCCCTTTCTCCTTGGCTAGCTCAGCATCGATCTCAGCTTCCTGAATTCGTTTGCGCTCAGCGAAGAAGGACTTCACCGACTTGAGGCGATCTTCGAAGGCATTGTCGAGTTGCTTGGATTCTCGATCCAGTCCATCCTTAGTGAGGGCGAATTGCTGGTCCAGGGACGACCTGAGCAAGTTGATGCGATTCTTGTCCTGCTGCTCGGCAAGTTTGTCCTGCACCTCCCGGAACTTATCAACTTGCCGACGCAGCACTCGCGCAGCTTTATCACTACCTTCATCTGCGGGTTTAGGAACTCTGCGCCCGGCCCGTCTAAATATCCCCTCCGCTGCTACGTCTTCCTCAGTCAAGGGAACGCTGGTTTCACCGCGCGCCGAGAAGGGAGCAGGCACCGCCGCAGCTTTGCGCATTGCCGCAAAGAACCGAGCTACGATCACCGCTACTGCGGAGGTAGGATTAACCGAGAGCGCAGCACGGAGAAACATCTCCTCCAGTGCGTCTCTAATCCTATCTGCTTCCTTGATCAGCGAAGTGGAAAGACTCACCGCGAACGTGATCGCCATGCGTTGCGCGATGATCACCAGTTCGATGATGGCGGAGTTAATCAACCTCGTGAGCGCAATGATCGCCCGTCCGATGATTGCCTGTAGACGGATCATCAACTGCGGCAACTCGTCAATCGCTCCAATCACGATCCGAGAGAACGCCTGCCATGCGCCTTTCCAGTCTCCGTCGATGAGTTTGAGGATCAGATCTACGAAGTCTGAGAATATCCGCACAAACCTCACTGTCACATCGACGATGAACTGGAACGCTTCCCCGACAACCTGCACTACCACCTTCCCGTACTTCTCCCAGGCTGCGGTAACGATAGCGAGGACTTTGGTGGTGATTGATTCCAGTGTCGGGAGGATGCGTCGCGTTGCTTCGTCGATCACCGCACGGATGCGATTAAACGCAGCGCTGATTGCGTTGGCTGCGTTGTTGACCAGCTCACGAATCCCAAGGAAGTTCGTCTTCCACGCTGCTCCGAGTGCGACGATCACTGTGGTCATCTCCCCGACGATGATCACGAGTCCGGCGAGGATTGCTGCAAGTGCGGGCAGGCCGATTGATCCCAGTAGCGGCAACACCGTTACAAGCGCCGTAGTCAGCGCTCCCAGTCCTGATACCAGTCCGCCGACAATAAACAACACTGGTCCAATCGCAGCTACTAGTGCTCCGAGCGCAATCACGACTACCTGGATACTTTCTGGGAGTTGGCGGAATCCTTCGGCCAGCTTCGTAATAATCGGTTCGAGAAGATTGATCAGCTTCGTCAGTGGTGGAAGGATGGCGTCTCCAAGTGCGAGTGAGGCGCGGAACACGGAATCCTGGAAGTTCTCAAAGGCGTTCTTCGCACCAGCGGCTGCACGGGGGAGCTTAGCCAGTGCGTCAGTGAGCTTATTGAAGAATTGCTGCGATGAGAGTCCCAGCTTCTGAATATCCTGAGCATTAACCGTACCGAAGGCTTGGAGTAGTGCCTGTCCGACTGCCGGTGCGGCTTCGATGATGGGTTTGAGATCCTGCGCCACTACCTTGCCCTTAGCTGCGAGTTGGCCCAACTGAACAGTGACGCGTTCCAGTTCATCTCGTCCTCCGCCCGTGAGCGCTACAGCATTAGCAAATTGAATCAGCGCCTTCTCAGCATCGCGCGCACTGAATCCTACCGCCTGTAATCGAATCGAACCCTGGATCGCCTCCTGGAATCCAATTCCCGGCGCTTTAGCGATCTCCTTCAGCCGTTCCAGTTGCTTAGCTGTCTCAGCTGACGTTCCCGCCATCACCTCCAGCCCACGGCGTAAGGAATCGAACTCAATGGCATTCTTCGTAGCAGTGGTGGCAAGTGCAGTAAGTGGCGCGGTGAGAAGAATGGACGCAGTCAATCCCAGAGATCGTAAACCCCCGCCGACCCTGAGCGCTGCTGCTCCCAGTGAGTTCAAGTGTCTTGCCGCGAGTTGAACCTGGTTCCCCGAAGCGGTAATAGTACGAGCAACGTTTGCAGCCCCCGCCGCTACCCTCTGCTGCGCTGCCTGTAGTCTCTGCTGCGCCACTGTTAATCGTGCCGCTGCTACCTGCGCACGTCCCTGCGCTGTTGTAACCTGCTGTGTTTGAACCGCTAGTCGTTGCTGCTGAACCTGTAAGCGCTGCTGTTGGAGTTGAAGCCGTTGTTGAGCTAAGGCTAGCCTTTGTGTCGCTACCGCCGCGCGATTGTTTGCATTCGCTTGTGCGGTACTGGCCCCGACTGACGCAACCGAGGAGAGCTTCTGCTTAACCTGATCCAGCCCACGGAGAGTCTTATTGAGATTCCGCAGGAGAACTTCGAGTTCGATAATGAGTTTGGTTGAACCAGCAGCCATAGTAGATCACTATGGCGCTCGGTCTATTGAGCAGGCGCTCGTGGTAGTAGGCGTAGTTTAGCAGATACAGGCTTGGGATGGTGAAGGATTATCGCCACTGAGACTGAGTTCATTCTCTTGCAATGACGACACTTGACCTGCACGAAGGATTCCTGGGTCATGCGACACAGTAACTTGTCGCAGTAGAGACAGTTGACATCGATCAGCTTCATCTCAGCCCTGCCAACTTCTGCGCCTTCTCCTGCAAATGCTCAGGAATCTGCCCCCACATGACATCGATCTCACCCTTCAGCTTCTGCTGCTCCTGTACCGGGAGATTGACGTAATCGTCGTGCTGCTGCTTGTCCATGAGCGCTTGTTCCTGCGGGGTCAGCAACTGACGCTCGCCGCGATTCAAGAGACGCCTGTAACTGCGCGCCAGCTTGTTGAAGTGCTCCTGATACTTGCGCCCATCTGAGATCTGCGCCACCCGAAACTCGTGCACGCGCAGCATCCGCCCTAGTGCGGCCTCAACCGCGATCTCGTGCAGGTAATGTTCAACCTGAGTTAAGGTGTAGTTGTCGAAGATGAATTGGGTGGTTCCGTAGCCGTGGCTGACGAGGGTATGGACGTGACTCCACCATGCTGTTGAATCAGACTTTCTATTCTTTTGAACGCCGCCTTCATCCGCTCGGCGTTCCGGGGATCGAAAAAATAGTCAACATTCCTCTCAACAATCACCGTGAGCAACTCCAACCCTTCGACTGGATCTTTGTCTTCCAGCCACTCCACCGGCTCCTCGATTGCCACTGAGATCAGTCCCAGCGCAGGTTCACCGGCGAGGGCAAGAGCGTTGACGAGGAGATCAGTTGCATCAGCTTTCGTGGCTGAGCGCATGAGATAACCCAGTGGAGCAATGTGAGGCAGTGCTCGCACCATCTTACCAAGGGCGAATTCCCTGATCTGGAAAGTTCGCCCAAAGGCTGAGACTGGAACCGGGAGATTCGCGGCTTTGTTGATTGCTGATTCTTCCTGCACTTACTCCTCCTGATGATGGTCCTGTCCAGCCTAAGTCGAAGGCGACGCTGAATGTGACGGCGACACTGAAGCTGATGGTGACAGCGACGGGCTGACCGATGCTGATGGCACCGCTGAGCCGGGGTCGAGATAGATGAAGCGGGCGAACTGACCCTCGGCGTCGGATTGCGCGCGCGTGGGATCGGTTAAGGCTGAGCCGTTGAGCGAGAGTTGGTTGAACTCGTCGCTGATCAGTCCGATTGTTTCCGCTGGATCGAGGCGATTCTTGAAGATATCCACGATCATGCGCTCGAAGTCTGAACCCACACTCGTCGCGGTGTTCTTGCCATACAGTCTCGTGTAGATCTCCGGAGCCGCAGTCTTGAATACGCCCACCTGCCGAGATGCCGCATTTACGTAACTCGCGGTGATCGGTCCAGTTACTCCACTAACATCACTGAACTGGAACACGCCTGACGCGTCCCATGTGTACTTACTCGTGGAGACTGCTACACCGGCAGATTTGAGCGAGAACCCGGAGACGCGTCCCAGTGATTGCACGCCGTAGAGGACATTGGCCTCGGGTGCGCTGGTCATCACGGCTTCGTCTGTGATGGTGGTTGTGGCAATGGTTGAGCCTTCGCCGTAGGTAGCGAGTTCAAGGTTGGTCTCCTTGAAGTCGTCCACGGTGATCGTGACATTCGCGTTCAACTCTGTGGTGATACGCGCATCCGTCGCCCGCAGTCCTGAGTACGACTCCTTATGAGTCAGCACCTCAGTTGAGAGTCCCAGGTTGAACTCCGGCGCATTACCAAACCACTTGAAGGGAGCGATTGGATCTCCACTGGCGTTTCGGTTGGCCCAAAAGGCCGGTCCTTGTCCCGAGAAGAGTGACATTTAAACTACCTCCAGTTGGCTGCGTAATGGTTAAAATTCTGATTAACTGCGATCTGTTGCGCGATTCCCTGATCACGCGCATTCTCATACGCTTCCAGACACTTTGCAATGTCCTCGCGTGACATGCGGTGCTTGTAGAACAGGTGATCGATCATCCCGGCAAGTTGCTCCACCTTGTCGCACTCACTGGTGATGGCGTAAGAGTGGAGTTTAGCGTGATCATCATAAGTCTTGAGAATCACTTTACGATCCTGCGTCAGTAGCCGCCCGCCCATTTCCACCCAGCGTTGCGACGATCCGGGACAGCGGGCAGGCATGCGGAAGTATTCGGCAAAGTAGTGGAATTGTACCGCAACAAACGCGTCCATTGAGCGGTCGAACTTGAACCTGTCCTTCGGATTCCAGTTGAAGTTTGCCACTGCGGGTTGGACTGCTTCACAAATCGCTCCCCACGCGTCCGAGCAGAGTCCACGCCCTTCGACGTGACAGAAACGATCCTGGTACGCCGCCGGGCGAAGGGTGCTGCCTATTCGTAATGCTTCTGATGCTTTCATCCAAGTCCTTCAATCAGTCTCACTGTTAACAATCCAAATCCCACATGCACCACTGTCGTTCCGAAGTTGTCCGGTTCCATCACCGGCATCTGCAACTCATCATGCCCCTCCACCCACTCACCAACTCCGGGAACTGCGAACCCAAGCTTGGGATTGTCATTGATCGTCGTGCGAATCAGCTCCACGTTCGTCGAGAAAATGTTCTCACTGGAGTCGCCGAACTGGTAGAAGTAGGTCAGGCGGAATCGACGAGTGATGATATTGCGCCCGCGTGGCTGCGTGATCAGCCGCGTGAAGTCTTCCTTCGCTGGAAGTTTCGCCTGAGAGAACGACTCCTCGCTGATCATCAGGCAGTTCACGCGCTGCACTGTTCCACCACTGGAGAGGGTTGCAATATCGAGAGGCGATCTCAGTATCGCAACCTCAGTCCCTTCCTCTGACTTGAACGCCAATGCTAAGTAGTCAAAGATCTTCGTCTTCTTCGTATTGCTCGTGCCAATTACAGGTGTCAGCAGGGTCTTGAGCTGCGTCTTGATCTGGTTTGCTGTCGGTGCTGACACATTAGTTCGTCGTGAAATTGCGCACTAGTTCGTTAGCTTTCGCAATCACCTTAGGCCTCGCCTGGGCCACTGCGATTCGACTGTAGCGCCGCGCTCGCATCCCTGGTTTATCTCCGTAGGTGTAACCGCTCGGAGCGGGTTGCCCACTCACCGCGCCTGCGCGTCCAGTACCGTATTCGCCGAACAGTGGATAGGGAGCGCCGGACTTGGAGGTTGCGGTAGGGAACAGGCGATAGATACGCGCGTCTCCTTCTGTTACCGTCTCATCCTGCAAAGATCTCAATGTCACGCCCTTGTCGAACCAACGGAGGCGAATACTCGATTCCTCTTCCTCTCGCAGGATCTTCCCACCACTGCTGACGATGCTATCCCGTAACGACTCCATGCGAGATCTGAAATTGTGAAAGATCGGGCCGAGTTCAACTGTGACTAACTCGCTCAAATTCTCACCCCTGCGTGAAGTAGCTTGAACTCGTAACTCGGCACTGCACCGACGAATGAATCCTTGCCGTGGAAGGTGAACACATCATCTCCAATTTGCACTGCGGTCATTTGTTTCAGCTTAGGCAATCGACATCCTTCCAGGTCTTCCACCACGAGTCGCTTGAAGCGCTTCCCCGCACTCACGTCTAAATACTCGCGCTTGTCGAGATACCAGTGGGAGTCGTAGGATGCGATTGGCGCCCCCCAGTTGTTCCGGTCCCCGCTCAGCAACTTGATGCACTGTTCCTGTACGAGTAGCTGGCGTAACCTGTCGTGCGCTCGTGCGATCCCTCGTGCTATTCGAGTTGGTCGATCCATTCATCTCACCTTCAGGACTAAACGTGGAATTGTCCTAAATCATCACCACACCCACAACACCGGAACTGAAGTCGATCTAAACCACCCACCATCGCCTTCTCGAAACTCGGGCAATCCCAATAGGGGTCGCAACCTCTTGCGAATATCCATCAGCGCATCCTGGTCCTTCTCGTTCACTCCTTCACGCCCACCGTTCACCAACTCCATCACACTCCCCGGTGCGTACTCGTTCCACGCTGAGACAAGATCCAGTGCTCGGCTCCATTGTGCGTCGTTCAAGTTGTCAATGAGCGCTGAGATGAATTCGAAACTCGCCTCACCTGCGACTTCCCTGACGAAGTCGATATCCTCATCGCTTGGAGTCGGCAGCGGCATCCCTCACCTCTACGTACTCGGACTCGCTGAATGACTGGGCGAAGTTGACGCGCTCGGACTGACTGATGGCGACGTGCTGCGACTGGCTGACGAACTAGCTGAACTACTCGGTGATGCGGAATGACTCGGCGACGCAGATTGGCTCACGGTGGTTAGCGTAACCGCCTGCCACAGTCCATCTGAATCCACAACAGAGATCCCGCCCGCTGTTCGCATACAGATCGAACCCTTGCCGTAGTGACTGGCTGAGCCGTTGGTGAACAGGGAGTCAAGGACGAAGTCCGCCTCCGCTCCAATCACCTTGAACTTGCCGTCTGAATCCTGACCAAGTGCGAATGCGCCGTAGGTGCGTCCACTGTTGGAATAAGTACGCGAGAGGCGATTATTGATCTTCTTGAAGTTCATTAAAGATTCTCCCGATCTCTACAGATCTACGGCTGCTACTTCGCAGCGCTTGAGTCATCTTTCCGAGATAATTTACCGCTTTAACCGATTCGCATCTCGTGTTCCCACTGAAACCGCCGCATCGGACCACGCCCGACCGGCAGATTCGACAGCTCGCCCAACTGTCTGTCCAACAGAACAACCAACGGACTTGGCCGCAGCCTGGGTGGCGCGTCCAGCCATCTCACCAACGTGACCAGCGGCGACGTTAGTTGCAACGCCTATAGAGGTTAATCGATCTACGGTTGAGTTCTTCACTTCGGTTCCTCCTTGGGGGTGAATTTCCCCTTGGTGGATTTCCAGTTGCCGGTGATGTCGCCGCGCGCGATCATTGCATCAAGTTCCTTTTGAGTAAATGCCGCAGCAAGCTCATCTTCCATGCCATCGGAGAGAGTTTTGGACTGCGGTAACTTCTTCCCTTCCATCGCTGGAAGCATGACGCGAATACCATGAACGATTTTTCTATTGTCCTTCGCCACTTCAGTCTCCTTTAGGTCGCGAGAGTGTTTTCGACCCGAAGCTTCTGCTCATTCGGGATCGTAAAGGGATTGACCTGCACTTCCACGGTGAGATCCCGTCCCATCACCGACTCTTCGTAGTACACCGTCTGACCGCGCGTGTCGATGCCGGGATTCCCGGAGGCGCGGGCAATTTCCATTGCTCTCACCACTGGAGCAAACACTGTACGTCCTACTCCGCCACCGGAAGGCACCGCAGCGATATACCCAGCAGGCCAAACATTAGTGGAAGTGGTCGAGATGCCGCCGTCATTGAACACGTCGAGCGTATCGTCGAATAGGAAGAAATTGAACGGGATGCCGAGTTCGTCGCTGACCAGCTCCGCCAATCGCCCACGCGGGACGATCGTGCCGAGTGCGGTATTAGGTGCGTCGGCATGAATTGCGCGATGGAGCGCAGTGCGCAACACTACTCCTGCCACGGGGCCGATCTTGTCCTGTGCGTCTTCGAGGAAGGAGATCAATAAATCCCACGCATTGACACTATTGTCGTCCCATGCCGTACCAGCGGTAGTGAGACGATCCGAGGCAAAGTCGTAGCTGACTGTGTGGGTGGTGCCGGTTTGCGGGTTCTTAGCTACGTTCGTCCCCGTGGCCCAGGCAGTGAACGCATCCACTTCAATACGCCGATCATTCGCCTGGACGATCTGTGCCACTTTCCCCGGAATGCTTCGTCCGAGGATTTGGTTGATTACTTCGGAGTTCGCGTTCGCGCGCTCACTGAGCTTCTGAATCTCGTACTCGTCCCATTTGTAATAACCCTCGACTGGAATCATCGAGAGTTCGCGTAACGGAGGAGTAATGTCGGGAATCAGCCGTCCGCGAGAGTTCCATTCGCGTCTATCTGACACGGGTCGGAAATCAATCGTGGTGACTTCTTTTAAGTCGATTGAATCCACGTCCTGACGCGGAAAGAAGATCGGCCAACGCAACCGTCCGGTGTTATTGCGGGAGATCGTTTGCGCGACTACGGTTAGAGACGCAGGCGATAACTCCTCAACCAGTGGAATAAGTGATCTCATTTATCGCCTCCTAAGTGAGCGTCAGGTTGATTTTGCAGCCGACCGCAGCTCCGAAAGCCGTCAGCTCATTCGCGGTCAACGCGCGTCCGAGATTGTCCTCGATCACGTCTCGGTTCACCGTGCCCATCGTGCCCATGCCGAGTGGATAGGTTTTGGTGTCGTTGCCGAGAGAGGTGTTCGTTGGCGGGACAGTGGCAAGGTGAAGGTTCTGCGGCTCGGGATTGACGGCGTAGATTACACCGCTGCCGTCCGCGAGTGTGCCGTCCTGCTTGAACGGAACACCGGGTTTGAGCCAGCCGTCCGCATCAACCTCGTCTGTGGTAAGCTCACTTACATCCACGAGTATCTGTTCCATTGCGAGAATCTCGCCGAGGAACACGGGAGCGTAAGTAGTCGTCCCGGTGGTCTTCTTAACATGCATTGGCATGGATTCGATCTCCTATGCTGACTGTCTTTCATTAAACGCCTTAAACGGATCGGCGATAGGCTGAGATTGCTCGACGTAATTCTTGGCGTAATCCTTGGCCCATGCGAACGGATCGCCGGGAGCTGGCGTGGTGGACATCTGCCCACCGGGAACTTCAACTTGCTTGTTTGCAACCTTCAGCGATGGCAGGAATGGAGTGATATCAGGCGAACTCTCAATAAACTCCTTCGCAGGCTTCTCGGTGACGACGCCCTTGTCGTCCTTGAGCTGCACGAACCACTCGACGGTTTTGCCATCCTTCGCCGGTTTGGAGACAAACTCAGGCAAGTTAGGAAGGCGAATAAACGCCTCCTCGTTGAAGCCGAGTGCTTTCGATGCTTGGCGCAAGGAGTCGTCGCGTTTGCGTTTGTCGAGATCCGCCTTCAGTGTGCCGTGCTCGGTCAATTTGGCAGTAACTTCGTCCACTGTTCCCAGCGCCTTGTAGCCAGTCAACGCTTCTGCGTCGGCCTTTGCTACCAGCGCCTGACCGCGCGGAACACCACTAGTCTTACTCGCCTCAAGCGCATCGTCGAGGTCGCTGCGGAGTTTCTTCACCTTGGCTTCTTCGACTTCTTTCTCTTGCTTGAGGGTCTTACTAAGCACGAGCACCGGATGATCGTCTGACAAATCCGGCACCCACTTCGTTCCTGATTGCTTGTATTCAGCACGCAGCCCTTCTGGGATGTCGTCCTGTTTGTCGTAGATTTTCAGCATCGTCTTTCTGACTCAGCGGTTAAAAATGAAAAGCCCGCTATCGAAGGAGTACGAGACTCACTCAATAGCGGGCTTACGAAGGGAAGCATCAATGGGCTGTCAACTAAGGCGGCAGTGGGCGCTCGGAAGCGGAAACTGTCGTCGTCGCGCAGGATAACATGGTTTTATCACTGACTGTCAACAAACTTTGCAGGAGATGTAGCGAAATTGTGCAGCGATGGACCTCACCGTGGTGGCGGGACTCGATTACGAGTGCGCCGTTAACGATACGCGCCGAAGGGAGTTTGCAGTTATCGTTATCGCAGAGAATCGGAGTCATTAGTTCACTGAGTTACTTACTGGTTTAGATGTTTGCTGACCGGGAGTTGGAATTACCGACTCAGGCAGATCCGCCTCCGGCAACGTCGCTTCCTTGTCGATCCTCGCCTCCTCTGCGGCGTTATCCTCCACTCCACTCAACCCGCGCGCAGTCTCGTCGCTGACGAGAGGCCGATTCTTCATCCCGCCCGGTTGGCGCATAAGCAGCGAGGTTTTAATCATCTCAGGATCAGGCGCTCCGGCGTCAATGAGCGTGTTGAAGTCCGCGCGGAGGGGGAGATAGCGGGATGACTGGTTGATGAAGAACGCAGCGAGGCGGAGAGTTGTCTCAAGTTGCCATCTCCCACAGGCGTCGAGCTCAGTTTTTGATTCCTTGAGTGAGCGCTCGTACTCTCGTCGTGCAACTTCTCGTGCTCGACCTGAAGTGTCAGCCTTGTCCACGATTAGTACGTGACGTTGATGAGCCTGCGCGTAGATCGCAGCTTTCTCCTTGTCAATAGTGCGCTCAAACGTCTCTACCGACACTGGATCACTGATGTTGATCCCTGGATCAGTGTAGCCGACGACGATCCCGTCCTCGTTGTAAATCGGCATTCCCATGAGGAAGTTGACCGCGCCTGCGCCTGTTTTGAACGTGCCGGGGAATTTCTTAGTTGTCGGAGAGGTCGCAGTTGGAGTCGAATCCACTCGCGTCGTGTCCTCAGTGATCGTCGGCTTCTCATTCGTCGCACCCGGAGGGACGGCGTTGGTAATCGTCTGCTGGCGATGACCGGCGAGATTGACGTTGCGGATCATCTGCGTGTGCGCGAGGTTGACAGCGCGTTGGTTGGATTGGATTTGTTCGGTGATCAGGGCGTCGCGCGTCATCTCGTAGATGAGCAACCTACCTCCAAGTGGATAGGGATCGTAAGTAGTTGGATCACCTTTGTCTCGCACCACCTTGCACACTGTCTCACCGGCGTCGTTGAGGAAACTGAGTTCTGCGCATTGCGTCTTGATATCACCCTTCGCATCCAACTCCTCGAATAGGAAGATGCCGAGATCGCGCATCGTCTCAGGATCGGTATAGACCATGCCGCGATCTGCGTAGACTGTTTGGAAGAAGATGAAGTCGAGGGCGTTGAGGAGGGAGGAGACAGAAGGGATTCCCCTGCCGTTGATCAGCCTCCCACGCGGGAACACAAGACGACGCACAACGATGCCTTCACAGACGAGAATCCGTGCAGCTTTCTGCAAGTCCTTCAACGCGAGTCGATCATTCCACCAGCGGGTAAGCGTGTTTCCTGTTTCCTTGGAGAATTCCTTGCGCGTTCCTTCGGGATCGTCTTCCTCCGTGACGAGGAATGACCACGAGGGTTCACGTCCAAGGATACCCCCGACGTGCGTCTTCACTACCTCCTTGATCACGTTCTCACTGACGAACCCTTTGCGAATCGCCTGTTTCATCGACTCTGCACCGGGCAGGGAAGCTGGTGGGAGTTGGCCAATGAAGCCATGACCCCATTGCCAGTGGTTGCCGCGATAGAATTCAGTAGCACGGATGGCGCATTCAGTACGACGAGTTGCGGGACGGTGATCGTTAATGCCGACGAGATCTTCGAGGATGGACGGGAGGCGGAAGTCGCGCGTGCCTTCAGTTGGGATCTGGATGCGCGCACCAACTTGATTGGCGGCATCATCGTAGTCCCAGAGGTTGAAGGGTTTACCCATTGAAGACTCCGGCGTTACCCAGCATAGTCAGGATACAACCGCAGATTACCAGCAGGACGAAAATAGCCCATCCAACCGGACCGGAGACAATCACCGCTACGAGCAGCCCTGTGTGTCGTCTGGCCCACCCGTAATACTCAACCAGTACTTCTGTTCTCGTCTGCCAGCTACCCAGCGGGGCTGCGTTAAGAACGATCCCAGCCGCTAGTACCAGTCCAGACAGTAGCCAAACGATAATAAAGGTCTGCATTTGCTCACACCGAGGGAGACGTACTGGACGACGGACTCAAACTTGCACTAGCCACATCAACCACGCCATACAGATTAAGCAACTTGTACCTGTACTGCGCCGTCGCTGGCGTTGGGCCATTCTCGGACTCGTACACATACTGCACTGTCACCGTGCGGATCTCGAACTTGCTCCGGGACTTGACGATGAAGTTTTGATCCGAGGTGATCCATAAGTCAACTGAAGTGGAGAGCGAGGGGAAGTTAGTGACTCCTAGAATCGCGGTCTTGCTCGCTTCGTCGTCGATGCGGTAAGTGGCTGAAGTGGGAGTGACAGGTAACGCGTTCTCATCGAAGAAGGAGACGGCGATAGGGAATGCGCTGCGCTCTGAGATTTCGATGAGACATTCGTTAGCCATTGGAATACGTCGCAGTTAACCCGTCCGAACCCGCAGCGATCAATTCCTGACGCGGAGCAGCCCAACCATACTGAGCCACTGTGCCATCGTCACGAGAGCGCCATTTTAGCGTTACGCCCGTTTCATCCCGCTCGGTAAAGCATTCAATATCAGTGTACTGAATTACCTCGTAGCAATATCGTATTCGGTTTATTATTAGACTCCCTTCGCCAACTCCTCCAACCACTCTCTCACTCGCCCGTAGATTAGCGGCCAGCCAGCAATCTGTCCATCTGTTTCTTCCCACCCCTCCGCGAACTTCTTGTTCCTGAAGCTCTCAACGGAGAAGTGCGGCGTCGTCAACGTCTGCCCATGTCCAGTGATGTCGATATTAGGGAATTCCGATTGCCAGTTGGAGACCTTTTCATCTCCGAACTTCCCACGCGTACCGGGTTCATAGGCCATGCGCTTCACGTCGAACACTCCACCATTCGCCTCGATCAACTCCACGCGTTTGCGGTAGTGGTCCAGCAAGAGTTGACGGTTGGCGCAAATCCCACTCACTTGCTGGAGATTCGCCGTGCGAACCGCGTGACCGTCGGAATAGCGCACTCGCCAGACGTTAGTATTGTAAAAGAAGGTATCGTCTCTCGGTGGAGTGAACTGGAAATGCGACGGGTGGTAAAACATGTCACTCTCACATAGGAACACGTAATCCGCCGTCGATCTCTCCAGCCCAGCGAGAACCTGATAGTGCATCGTACCGCCTGATTTCTCTCTATCGAGCACCACTGTCCAGTCGCCGAAGTCGGTTCGCTGGAGGGTTACGCAGCCTATCTCATGTCCGTTGGTTGCGTGCTTGAGATTGTTGCGGGCGGCGAGTTCGAGAGTTGGATCGTGGGAGTTGCAACTGTAGTACAGTGCGCAAGCCGTTGGTTTGCGTTGAATAGCCGGAGCGTAAGGAATCGACTTCCCCTGACGACGATAGAATTCGTCACCGGCTTGCTTCACCTGCTGGTAGACGGGGTTGTTATCGGTCCAATCGGGAACAGGTGCGAACTTCTCGATTAACCAGCTAAGAGGATAGACCTGCCTGGGCCAGAGGTTCTTTAACCAAAGTTCCTTACCGCGAGCCTTGGCCCGCTCCTTCCTGCCACCGTCAGCATATGGAAATCCAATGCCTCCAACCCTGAAGAAATGAGCGAACCACGTATTCTGGTTAACCTTCAGTTCACCTCCTGATAAATGCGACTTGCAGGCGATCTCCGTTCCCATATCGCCCCATGAACCAAAAGATTCTTCACAAGGTTCAATCTCCCAATACCTGTCTCGCCTCATGGCCCAGCATGCTCCCAGCAGGCTCATAGTGTCATGTATAGGCTGTTGAGTCTCGGGACGAAACGGAACATTATTCCGCTTACAGTATTTTTCATCGGAGGCATACGCGCCGTGATACTGGAAGTCCAAGTTAGTATCGAACCTCCACGAGTGCGTATAAGCCCGTCTCCTCCCCTCCTGTCCATCACGCGGCTTCCAGATCTTGACCTGTTTAAGATAACGTGAACCACATTGCTCGCACTTGGGAGGCTTGGGAGACTGGTCCTTGGTCCATGAGCAGCGTTTACAGCGCCATTCGAATACTTGCAAGTTATACTGTCCAGCCACAACCGTCCACTTCGGTTCGAATGTCGCCAGTAGTTTCTCGTCGAAGTTGGAATCTAAGCTACAATGTGCATCGAGCTTCATCACGTACTCACCAGTTGCAACTCGCGCTGCTTCATTGGTTGCAGCTCTCTGACCTATCGACTTGCGATGCTGAATGACCGTGAGGCGGGAGTTGATGGGGAGTGGAGTGAGTGGCCACTGGGTGTCGTAGCCGTCGAGGACTGCGATCACTTCGGTCTTAGCTGAAGTATTAGCGAGGACATTGGTAATCGTCTCATGCAGGAGATCGATGTCGTAGTAGAATTCGTTCCTTGCGGGCACGAGCACTGAGAGGTGGTAACGGCTCATTTAGTCGTTGATAATAAAAGGTGGTCTAAGTCCGGTACGAACAAAGCGATTTAGTAAGACAAACTTATCAGGCCATTGTCCTTCGTAGGACGCATGGAACTTGTCACGATCTTCGAAAACCTTAGCCAAGCGATCCAGTTGCCTGATTACCTCACGAGTCGCCAGTTGGAACTGGAGCAGATTTACTTGAATCTTGATTACGCCATCTGTCATTTCTTCAACAACCCCGCTGAGTAATTTGCCAGTCGGTTCAAATCCAGCTTATCAACTTTGGGGGCTTCTAAGCTCATAAGAACCTTGAGTCCTGAAAGAATTCCGTCCACTGACAACGTGCTGCATACGGAGGCGTCTCGAATTGCTTCAGCCGTTGCCGAAACCTTGGACTCCTGTACGCCCATGCGACGAAGTTCATCTTCGAGAGTCATTTTTTGAGTAGTCCTGCACTGTAATTCGCCAGTTTCTCCATCTCAGCCTGCTCAATTACCAGCGTCGCCAGCGTCTTGTCCGGCCCGCGCAGGAACACCTTAACCTGATAGGTCCCATCATCCTGCTTGTTCAGTTGCAACTCACGACGACCGCGAGCTTTGATGACATAATCTTTTGTAGGCATGAGACTCTCCCTTAGTTGCTTTGCTTCATCCAACGAGATGAATTCCCCGTTGACGCACAACCAACCACGATGCGGGTTATTTTCAGCAATGGCGATTTTGAAGTCAAGGAGTTCGGGGAGGGGGACGAGTGGGGTCATTGTGAATTACCAAAACTTAGCAAGGAAGTGATAACCTACGACCGCGCCGATGATCAACCCAACAATCGCCAAGACTGCGGAAACTACAAAGATCACCTTCACCGTTGGCTCTATCCATGAACCGTTGTCTCTCATTCGATCACCTCCCAATCGTCCGCAAAGTAGTCTGATTCAGTCACCGTCCACGGATGCCATAGGCCATCATCCGGTCCAGTGGAAGAGAAGCCTTTAATACATAGCACGCCATTCTCCATGCCGACGAAGATGCGGGATGACCAGATGCGGCGACGAGCGCGGCGGTTGTCGGAGAAGATTGCGTGGAGGGTTTCGATGAAGTTCATTACCAACTCACTCTCGTGTCAGGAATTAAAACATCTGAAAGATAGACATTGAATCCGCGCCTTCTTAATTCCGAGATAACCGCATCGCTAGGCCATCCATCAAAGCGAATAAACCTCCAGTTACGAGTCGCGGCCCTTTCTACCAAGGCTAGTACGTCTTCGACAGTCTTAGTGTTACGTTCAAATAGTCGCAGTGCATCGTCTGCTGATTCAATCATGGCTTCACCCACATGAAATCTGTTGATTTACGTCCTTCGAAGATGTACCAGATCGGAATCCGATGCGCGTTCGTATACGCCTGCACAGCTTCAACTACTCCACCACCAATCCAGCGCTTCTGGTCCAGTGCGTAATAGTCGTCGCCGGAGACGATGCCACCTGAGCGCACTCGCTTGGACCATTCGATGAGATCCTGTATGACGAAGTCGAAAAGATGATTGCCGTCGATATAACAGAAGTCCAACGAGTCCTCCTTTACATCACGTACAGCATTCATTGAGTAATCAACGATCATCCGCGCAGCGTAACTGTTCGAGGTTTGAGTCCTGCGATAAGCTTCATTGTACGCAAACTCATGCTTCTCCTTCGACTTCCCCTGTGGGTTATCGCTGTAGTGATGCCACGGATCAACCAGCAGTAACTCGCATTCAGGGTTCGCCTTCAGTAAAACTTCACTGTACTTTCCTTCCGCCACCCCAATCTCCGCCCCGCGCTTGAATCCGAGTTCAGCGAACAGTGCAGCCAGATCGTTACGGTGAAAGTCGCGCAACTCGATTGGCATTGGCCCACGGAGACGTTGAGGAGAGATGGAGAATTTGCGAATGAGGTAGTCGTTGAGGGCGGTAGCGGACATCGGCTGTCGCTGCAATTTTTCAGCCTCGGCAGTAATCTTTTCGTAATCACGCACCGCTCCGCACTTACACTGCGGTACTGACTGACCTTCCACCGCCTGAAAGTCATGGACGTGATCGCTATCAACGCTGTCGTGAACCTCGTAGTGAATTTCAGGAGACTCAATAACATCGCGCATACCTACTTCTACTACCCCTTGCGGCCATCGTTGGTTAGCTTTATCCTTCCACGTCGCAGGAACGTCTCGTCGTGCCTGCCCGATAATGAGCCACTCCTTTTCAATTCGCTCTATCGTTATTTCATCGCCGCCGTAGGAGTAAGTCAACAGCAGTACTTTCTTCTTCCCTCGGAACGGATTCTGATCAGAGCAGAGCATTGAGTTATTCACGACGATGTCTAGCGAGTCGTTCTTAACCAACGAACGTACTCTTTCGACAACGTCGATGGAGTGCTCGCTGAAGGGCGGCATGCTGCCGAGAATGCCGTAGCGGGCGGAGAGGATACGCAGCCCGGAATCTTGGCCGTCTGTCTCCGTAACCACCGCTGCTCCTGTTGCCATTCCGTTATCTCGCACCACCGTCTCCACTCCTGATCCAACTGCTCTTGGCTTACGTTCGGCATACAACACCTCCTCCCAATTCTCCGGCCAGCTCGGCACCGGCCAGAAGTGCTCGATGAGCCATTTGAACGGCAATGTCTGCTTATTCCACGCTTCGTTCCAGATCCACTTCATCGTCTGATTGCGACCTTGTACCAGTGCAGATTCAGCGAGACGATAGCCACGCCCGTACTTAGATCCTTTGTGAAGGTGAAGGTATTTACACTTCTTGTTAACTTTCACCTGACCGCCGCTGAGCCAGCACTTGAGGCCGAGTTCCTGAAACTCGCACCAGAAGGGGCCGTAGCTCGCCTCGTCCATCAGTTCCAGTCGCTGAAAGTAGCTCACGTGCATGAACCAGCCGGAACCTTGTGATGACATCTCATCGTCAACGAGAACGTTGTTTCGCTCCAGCGCACGCTCAGGCCAGATCTTTCCATTCAGCCCCGGCCCACCGAAGTCGTTGGGGTCGTCGGGGAAGGAGAGATAGTGGTAGTCGATGTAGAGTTTATGCGTGTCAGTGGGGCACCAGTTTTCAGGATCGAGTCGTCCCCGTCGCGGGACTACAATCCAGTCCTCATCACAGTCAGCCTTGAGTACCTCGTCGAATCCTTCACTGAACGAGCAATGACCATCGAACTTAGCGATGAACTTCGCCCCACGGGAGATCGCGCTGGCTACACCTTTGTTGATCGAACCGCGCATTCCAATCGACTGTCCATTGTGAATCGTATGCAACCTCGGATGACGCGCGGTGACTTCCTTCCAGTTTCCCGGCCACTTATCGGAATCGAGCACGGCGATAACTTCAGTCTCCTCGTCGCGCGCGTTGCGGAAGATGTCGTCGATGGTCGGGGTTAGGAAGCGCTCGTCACGCGAGGGGATGATGATTGAGAGTTTAGACACCTGCTCGCGCCCTCCGTTGCCTCAAGTTCTCAAATACCGCTAAACACTCAGGGCAGTCTACGTCTTTAACTTCTTCTTCAGCGTAGTCACCTGGCGCGTCTAGAGCACAGTCGAATAAGTGCCAGTGATGCAAGGCTCTGTCTCCGAGATCGCTAAGAGTGTTGTTAATATCTTCGCTCACTTCTTCTCCTTTGCGAGCTTCTCCTCCACTGCAATGACAATCTCCGCTGATACTGAGCGACGATTGCGATCTGCCAGTTTCTTCAACCGGGTCAGCACCTTGACAGGGAAGTAGATATGCGTGTCCTTGACTTGACCTTTCATGCGACATGGTTGTACTACAGGTGGAGATTAGTTGTCAATTGTGAATTTCACCCCTGTCACTCTTGCTACAAATATCACTGAGGGTTGCTTCGGAGTGAACTCTACACTCGATTGACGCACATCGAAGTAGGCCGCAACTGCGATGGGAATTGGACCACTGGGAGAGGAACTGGTGGAAGGGGATTCGGATGACGAGGGGCTGATTGAGGCGCTGGAAGATTCGGATGGTGAGAGTGAGAGGGATGGGCTGGCGGAGGGACTGAGACTGGCGGACGGAGAGATGCTAGCCGATTCACTGGAGGACGGACTAATCGAGGGAGACTCCGATGAACTCGGACTTGGAGAGGCTGATTCGCTACCGCTAGGGGAGACTGACGAAGATGGCGAGGGAGTTGGGGATTCACTCGCGCTCGGACTGAGGGAGAGCGACTCACTTGCACTCGGGGAAGTTGACGCTGAACCACTGGAACTTGGACTAAGACTGCTACTTGGACTGGTCGTCGCACTCTCACTTGCAGATGGTGAGACGGATGCACTGGGACTGAGTGAAGGGGAAGTTGAGGTACTTGGACTGAGCGAAGATGAAGGAGAAACACTCGGACTCTCCGAAGCTGACGGCGAGACTGAACTGCTGGGGGATAACGAGGGTGAGGTGGAAGAACTGGGGGAAATGGACGAGGACGGAGAGGCCGAGAGTGAGGAGGATGAGGAAGGAGATAGAGAGGCGCTGGGACTGATACTGGGACTAGTTGACGACGACGGACTTTGACTACTGCTTGGAGAGACGCTCGGACTCGTCGAGGAGCTTGGGGAGACGGATGGAGAGGGGCTGATAGATGCTGAAGCTGACGAACTGGGAGACTGGGAGGCGCTGGGACTGAGCGAGGGGCTGACACTGGACGATGGCGATACTGAGGGCGAGGGGGAGATGCTCGGACTGGTGGAACTGGATGGTGAAACGGATGAACTCGGGCTGATGCTCGGGCTAACTGAACTCGACGGGGAAGGGGAGCTTGACGGGCTGAGCGAGGGGCTTACGCTGCTGCTGGGAGACGCGCTGGATGACGGACTGAGCGACGGAGACGGGCTAACTGAAGGTGAAGCGCTGAATGAAGGGGAAACACTTGCCGACGGACTCACACTTGGAGATGCGCTGGCACTTGGGGAGACGCTGGCTGAAGGGGACTGCGATAACGATGCCGAGGACGAAGGACTAAGACTGGCACTCGGGCTGAGACTTGGTGACGCTGAGCTTGACGGGCTCAGGGAACTGCTCGGGGAGATGGAAGGGGAAGCGCTACTCGATGGTGACGCGGACGAGCTGGGAGAGATCGATGGAGAGACGCTGGATGAAGGACTCGCACTGCTGCTGGGAGAGAGAGAGGGACTAACACTCGCCGATGGAGATGCTGAGCTTGAAGGGGAGAGGCTTGGAGATGTCGAACTGCTCGGACTGAGACTGCTGGACGGTGAGAGGGACGGACTCGCACTGCTGGAAGGTGATAACGAACCCGACGGAGAGATGCTGGGGGACGCTGAGCTTGAAGGGCTGGTTGAGGCGCTTGGCGACACACTGGGCGATGCACTGCTACTAGGACTGAGCGAGGGGGATGGTGAGATCGATGGCGATACTGAACTGCTCGGACTGGGTGATGAACTCGGGGAGACACTTGGCGAGGCACTGCTGCTCGGAGACTGAGACGCGCTCGGGCTGATGCTGGGCGATTCGCTACTGCTGGGTGAAGTACTCGCACTTGGGGATACACTCGGAGAGATCGAAGTCGAAGGCGAGACACTTGCACTTGGACTCAGACTCGGACTCTCGCTTGAGCTTGGGGAGGTGCTCGGGCTGGGACTGATGCTGGGTGAGGTGGATGACGAAGGACTGACGGATGGAGAAGGGGACACGCTTGGACTAACAGACGAACTCGGGCTGAGCGAGGAACTTGGACTAATACTCGGAGACACGGAAGCTGACGGACTTACACTGGCACTCGGTGAGATCGAAGGCGACACAGATGACGACGGTGATCCACTACTGCTCGGACTTACGCTTGGCGAGACAGAACTTGACGGGCTGAGACTGGGACTGGGTGAGACACTAGGGCTGACCGAAGTTGAAGGAGACAAGCTCGCACTCGGACTCACGCTGGGAGAGGGTGAACTGGAGGGGCTGACGGATGCACTGGGAGACAGGGATGGTGAAGAACTAGATGAAGGAGATCCAGCAGTGATACTTCCACCGCCGAAGTCGTCCAGTTGCACGCCATTGTCGCTGAAGGTGCGAACGCCGATGAACCCGCCGCCGGTGTAGGTGGAATCAGTCCTCGTTGCGATCTCACCCCATGAGCCAGCGCTGGGTTTGTACTGGATCGAGAAAGAGTTCCCCTGAACGGAGACGCCGATGGAGTCGCCTGCTGCCATACCCTGAGAGATCGATGCGCCAACTTGCGTGTCGAGCGATCCAGCCACCATCGTCCAGAGTTCAACCACGCTGTCTGAAGTCGCAAACAGGAAGTAACAATTCCCGGTGTTGCCGGTTTGCATGCGGAAGGTGATGCCGAAGCGCGTGAAGGGAGCGTTGAGCGTGGCGAGGGTGATGTAAGCTTCCTGATTGGCGGTGAAGGAGGCAACGGACCAGTAGTCGGCGCGATGGCCGAAGGAAGCGTTGAGCTTATTCGACAGGACATTCATCCCCGTGCCGAGATCGGTCCAATTCGACGAGGGTGGTGGGCCTTCGTTGGCACGGTTAAAGTTGTCGAGGATTGAGGTGGTAGGGAAGGTTGATGGTGTTGAAGGGGAAGCGCTACTACTGGGCGAGGTGGATGCTGAGGGTGAGAGGCTCGGAGAAGGGCTGACCGAGGGGGAGGTTGACGAGGAGGGAGAAATCGAACTACTCGGTGAGGGAGAGCGGCTGATACTGGACGACGGGGAGACGGAGGGCGAAACAGATGCGCTTGGGGATACCGACGCACTTGGACTCGGACTGGAGATCGGAATGGCGAGGATCTCAATTAATCCAGTCGCAGTTGGACTCGCAGCCGAGAGTGTGAAGGAGTCGCTGGCGGAACTGCCGAGAGCGTTGTAGGTTTGATCCGCCGTTGAGATGCCTAGCCCATCAGTACGTTCATTCCACCCACTCGGAGAGGTGAAAGTAGGGGTGCTGTCTGCGATACAAGTGGACTGGACGAGGGAGCGGTTGGCGATGCGGGATAGCGCGTCCCAGGTGGAAGTGGTGGAGGACGCATTGAGCCTGACATTCACCGCGCCAATCGGACTGGTCTGCTTGGTGTTGTAGAAGGTGCAGATTTGCGCTGAGAGTTCCGCTGATCCAGTGCGATTCACCTGACGATTGAGCGTGGCTGAAGCATAAGCCCACCACTTCGAGACGGTTGATCCCCCTCCACTGGTGGTGGTTTGCCAGGTGCCGATCAGGGTCCACGCGCCGTCGGTCATAGAGAGGGTGGTGGAACCGGAGCCTTCCACGGTAATGACGAGCAGATCCTTGTTGCCGTTGACATCGGAGTTAGTTGTACCCGTGGGGAGGGAGGGAGTGACGGTCGTGCCAGTGACAGTGGCTTGCGATGCTGAGCGATAGTAGGGGTAGTCAGCGGAAGGGACGGCGAAGATCCCTGCTACCCAGCGCACACCACTGGTAGGAGAGGCGTCCTGATTGGCGAGGGAGGTGTTTTGATCGGCGACTGTCTTGTTCGCCCCGTTCCCGACGAGGGTGCCGCTGATGATGATCTCCTCGTCCTGGGTGTAGCCGGAAGGGTCGGGGGCGTTGGTTGCGGCGCGCGAGAAGTAGATATGCAGCGCCAGCATCTCCGGGGCGATGGTGGTGATAGTTGAGGGTCGGACAGGATTCGCAGTTCCAGTGGAGACGCTGCGCGCCAACCATGAAGCGAGAGTCATCACCCCTTCCTCGCTTGCGCCGTCGATGGCGTAAGCGATTGCCATGCGATTGACAGTTGCGCCGAGGGTGAATGCAGGGTTGGCTAAAGGAAGGGAATCGCCTGAGAGTACGCGTCGATAGAAGTAAGTGCCGAGGAGACCGTTGGCGGAGGTGCCTACCTGGGCTTGCTGGATGCGGCTCCAGCCGGTAGGGTTCCCGGTCCAGAGAGTGTTGCCGGTGTTGCCGACTGCGATAATGATGATATCACCGGCGGCATGGGTTGGGAGCGTGACAGTGATCGTAGACCCAGTGCCGCCGGGGTTGGTCTGGGTCGAGTCACGGATGGTTGGAGTAGCCACATTACCAAGTTCAACTTATTGCGTGTAGGGACGACCGACAATGGAGAAGCCGAGTCCGGATACCCAGATCGAACTGTCAACCAGCGCTGTAACGATGACGATTGGCGCAGCGGCGATGATTGTCTGACCTTGACCACCGACGACCATTTGCAACTGTGGCGTGATGCCTTCACCGGAGGAGGTGTAGATCTTATACTCAGCACCATTGGGACCACTGGGGTTCTCCGATTCCTGCCGAATGAGGATTTCGTAGAAACTCTCCGGGCCATTGAAGAACACGCTTCTCTCATAGAGTACATCCGGAGCGAGGAGATCTGTCGGAAGAGGAAAGAACACCTGCTCGTTGACGGAATTCGCGTTACCACCATAAGCAGTAGAGCCGCAGGCTGATGATCCGTAGGCCATAGGAGTCGTTCTCAGGTGATCGAGCTATAGATCGGAAGATAGCCGAGTAGGGTTCCAGTTGCGTCTTTGATTGGCAGCTTCCCCACCACTGTGCCTACTGGACCAGTTGCACTCACGCTCTGCGTAGTGGCGAGATCAATATTACTGAACACCACTACCCCATCGGGATCAACTACAGCCAGCGTGCCGGAATTCCCCGCCCCCTGAACATCGCCGATGAGCACCTGATCCGAGGTAATCTCAATGTTGTCGTTGGGAATGTCTACGGCAATATAAGGATTAGCACTGTTGAAAACATTTCCCACCAGATCGAGAATCGTCTGCCGGGTGAAAGCCTGCATTATCTTGTAAGTCTTACCGCTGAGGTTGTGATCCTGGGCTGAAGTGAACTCTTTCCCACGCTCAACAGTGAGAGTAAATCCATCGTTGTCGGTGATGCGAATGATCTCCACACCGGGATCGTCGGACGGGTCAGGGTAGTCAGTTGCATTCCACCAGACGGCATTGCAGAGAGTAGGTAGACGTTCTCCACCGGCGAGTAGGTTAATTTCAGTTACCGAGGAGTCGTAACCGGCAGAATCGACGGTAGCTTTAGCAAAGTTTATAACTGCATCCATGTGAGAGTAGTCCTCCGAGTGGAGAGTGTAGCATGAGTGGTAGATGGAGTGAGAGGGTTAATTGCGCAGCAGGGGAGAGTTGAGTTAGAATCCCGCTACTCACTTGAAGTGTTAAAGTCACAAAGGAAGCTGATCAATTACTCGTGAAGGGGGCGTTGGTCAGCTTCTGGCGTCTGAGCTTAAACGTATTCCATGTAGGAGTAACTCTCCACTGCTTCCTGCTCCACCTGTCGCCTCCTCGGAAAGAACGCCATCACTACCGCGTCGCCATCGTCGGTGGATCTCCCCAGTCGTTTCTTGATGTCCTTCTTACTCTCAACAGTGATTTTCCCGCTGGAGGTGTCCTTGCCGCGCTTGGGGGCAGTTAGATCTCCAGTGAGCAAGTCGCAGGGCGGGAGGGCGATGTCGGAATCATAGGCAGGATCGAGGAGTTCGCGCATGTTCCACCAGGCAGCTGAGCGACAGTTGACGAATTCGAGTTCTTTGGCTCGATCCTTGAGGTTAGTTGCTTCTGACGCGTTGAACGCCTGGATGCGCTTCACTGGGAATTGTTCGCGCAGACGATCCACTGGACCACTGCCGATCCCGATCACGTCCACCATTGCGTAGGCGTGGGTATAGCGATCCAGTATCCCTTTCACCCTACCCACTATCGGCATGGTGTCTGCAATCGAGTAGCGATCCAGTTGGGTGATCATGTTCCCCTGACGACGTGCAATCACTGTCTTGTCGCCAAGGTCTGAGCGCGCGATATCCACGCCGACACAGGTGAACTCCTCCTCGTGAGCGGCGGATTGCCATTCCCAGTTGGGCCAGAGGGAGCGTTCCGCGCCGTCCGCCCAGTTCCAGTGGTCCTGTCGCAGTTTGATTCGCTGCAACCAGCGCTCATTCGCAGCCTCTACCCAGGCGAGCGGGATTACGCAGTCCTCGGTGGATTCGCAGAAGTTCCCGAGCACGCGATTCTGGAATACCGCTGAATTCTCTCCCCACTGGCGGCGGCGTTGTTCGACAAAGTCAGGAGTTGCGCGACCCGCTGCGATGCACTCCTCGATAGTCACATGCCGCACCCACCAGTCCTCCAGTCCGGGTTTACGATTATGGATCTCGTAGAAGCGACCTTGCGGATCACCCGGAGTAGAGATAGCAAGGGCAATGATCTCCTTCCCTACGCCACCCATGAGCGCTCCCTCCGCCGCATCCCAGCGCGAGGATTCGATGGCTTTAGCTTCGTCGAAGATGTAGAGGAGGTGATCGGCGTGGCCTCCTTCAGTGCCGGTTTCCTCGGAGGAGGTGATCGACGAGGCTTTACCTGTAGTGAGTCGCAATGTCTCAGCCATAAGTTCGTACTGGGTGAATTTGTTGCGCCCTACCTTGTCCCACTTGATCCGCGTGGACCACTTGCGCACTTCCGGCCAGAGGAAATCGCTGAGTTGGCGGCTGACTGAAGCTGTAGTGATGATCTTCCAGTCGGACTTGTCAGGGAGAGCGTCACGCGTGAGCGCGAACCAGAGGATTGCTATCGAGGCAACACAGGTCTTGCCGAGAGTGTGTGGCCCTCGCACTGCTGCGCGACAGACATTTCCACGCCGCTCAGTAACGAGCGCTGAGAGAATCTCCTGCTGGTAGGGAGTCAGTCCTCCTCCTTCGGACCATTCAACGCAATCACGCGCGAATCCCACTGGATCGTTCATGTATTGCTGTTTGAACACTTCACCGGGCTTGTCCAGGGAGCGCAGGTATTCGAGAAACTGGACGCGATATTCGATGGGCCAGGTGAGCGGGTCAGGGCCGAGTTGGAGTTGGCGGCGGGGACGGGGCATGGGAGGGATGATAACACCGCGCGGGTAGCCGCAACTGAGATTATTGTCTCATTAATCCCGAACCACCACTCCTTGACTAGCCCCCGACATCGACACGTATCGATGTTAGTCCTTGGAGTGGGTTCGGGATCTGGGCAACTGGAATTCTAATTACCCGGATCTGCTTCAATTACTGTAACTACTTCCTACTCGCCAGTGGACACCCGGCGTCGTTCATACAGCGAATCGTATTCAGTGCTTCCTGCCACGCGCAGTTAGACGTAGATCCTCCCGTGGCGATGCAGAGATTGTAAATCCCTTCGCTCATCTGGCGACATAATGAACCGGCCAGATCGCAATCACCAGAGGCGCACGCTCGCTCCACCGGCCCGGAGGGAGCGACGAGGGCGTAAGTCAGGGTTAGGAGTAGAATGAGAAAGATCAGCTTGCGTTTCAATTTTGATTCGAGTTGCATTTGAGAGGGTATTTCCTTTCCAAGTTCTGAGTTGAGTAGAACGAGGAAGAATACCTCACTCGACAACTGCTTACTACTCAACCAGCACTAGGTCTGGCAGTTTCACGAGGTAATAGTTGCCGTCAGCGCGTGAACTAATCGCCGCTTGCTCCAGTGCGGTGGCAACGATATCAAGAGCCTTGACGTAGGCCGGGTTGCGCTCTACGTGACACTTACCGCGAGCTTCATTAGCAGCGATTCGCACGGCATGGATGAGAGATTGCTGTGACAGGGATTTCTTGCTCACGGCACTACTTCACCCGTTGTTCCAGCACTGCAATGCGACGCTGGAGATCGCGCAACTTAGAACGAATTACAAGGTTCGTGGTAAACAGCACGAAGAGTAGTAGGATGACCGCTAGGAACGTATTGCCTGTATCCTGCTGCTCACTCACTTGTCGGCCTCCGTGGCGCGAGACGCTTGCAATCGGGATCACGCCGCACGTTATAGCCTTCGACGATCTCCAGTTGCTTTACGCGCTCGATGAAATTCAAACGTGGGTCACCTGATATTAAGTCAGTATTCGTTAAGGCATAGAGACACGCCTGCATGAAGTCGTACATCGACACTTCGTATTCAGGATCGTACCACTCGCCGAATGCGACATTACCGCCACGACCGATACCCGTTTTGACTCCTGCCGTCAGGTGACTGCTAAGCCTTAGTGTCATTTACGCCCCTTCCGCTTCCCATTCCCCACCTTCCCCAGCGGCCATCTCCTCCCGCACGCGTTACACCTCGGCGGCTAGTAGATCTCCCGACGCGAAACTCCATTAACCATCCAGCGCTCCGGCTTTAACGGTCGCCACTGACTATAAGTGTGATCGACATGGATCATCCTCGTCGCTTGACACTTGCAACAGTTCTGTAAAATCATCCCGTCTGGTATTACCGTCCAGATTGGCCCGCGATGAGCGTGCCAGCAGTGTTGGTGATTACTTTCCTGACCAGTTCCCAACGACTTCAGTTTCATCTTTTTCACCCCCGAATCCTGCTCCTTTTTCCTTGGCCCAGCGCGCATTAGCCGCTAATCTTGCAATCTGCGTCCGACGCTTGGCTGACAGCTTCTCCTTGCGCGCTTTACCGCCTTTCAGCCCGCCCAGTCGGCCCAGTTCGACCGCAGCGGCTAATTTAGTAGTTGACTTCTTCATTGCTTGAGCAGTATAGTAGAAGCGGTCAAGTATGTCAAGAGAGAATTTCGTGCAGGACGGCAATTACTATGGAAACCGGAAAAGTCGAGTTCGCGCCGGACCACGAATCAGGGAAAAAGTATCCCGACATGACGAAGGTATACCAGCGTCTTCGCCAACGCCATGAGTATCAACAGTTGAGAGACGCGGTGGTTGAGACTGCAACCTCTTGGTACAAGGGAGACGAACAACAGGCGGATAAAAGAGGATTGAAAGACGCAATTAAGGCGTTGATTACCTTTGAACCCGAGCACAACATCAAATGACCTCTGATCCAGTCATTCCAGTGTCGTCGTGGCCACTTGTCGTCGTCATCGAAGACTGTTTCATCCCTGAGTGGAGCGAAGAGATCGTCAAATCAGTTGCCGCAACTTCGACGGAGGTGACTGGAGCGGTGATCTACGCGCTGGCGGTGTATGCGGAGGCGGGGTTGAAGGGGGAGAGGCTGAATTAAGTGGCGAAATTCAAAGTTGGACAACGAGTCTGGTTTACCAAGTCGATGCGGATCTGCGATGTAGTGGAAATCCTGCCTAAACGCCGCAAGAAAGACGAGCAGAAGTATATTGTCGCCGCAATCGACACCGGGAAGCAGTTGTATGCCGACGAAGAAAGGTTGATCGATCTTAATCAGCACGCTCAGGACTGGGACGCCTCTCCCTGTTAGGGCGATAAGTACCTTTTTGTAATTTCCAATTCCAATAATTTCCGAGTTGAGTGTTTAGCTGAGTTAAACAGCGGTGGGAATTTAGATCGCGTACGAGTGACCATGTCTCCCGCTCCCCGCACCCAACCCTTCAACTCCCGCCTACCGGGGGGTGCGCAAGTAGGAGTGAGGCGAGGGGTGCGGCACGGCGCTTGCTTACCTGCTTAATTAGCCTCGATTGTGGTCATCGTTAAGCGCGGTGGTTAAGCGTTGTAGTCGAATTCCTTAGCGATCCGTCAGCTTAACCTCAAGCACTACATTCAATGTCGGCACTCCCACCTACTCACTGTAGTAGTAGCCCGCGACGACGTAGTACGACTACGATCGCCACTCACAACTGCGTATGTTTCACGTGGAACTGCAGGACTTCGAGGTAGGACTACTTCGACTTCTCTTCTTTTTGCTGATCGGGAGACGGAGGGAGAAAGTGCAGGGATTGAGCAATCTGTGCTGGTATCTTCTCAGTACCTAAATGCTTCATCCGTTCTCGGATCTCCTCATTCAATCCTTCAATATCCACTGTCACTTTATCCCTGTACTTGGGGCGATGGGCCTTCAGCCAGAACATCTTGAGTAGTGCGTTACCTGGCTTTCCGTTGACACCAAGCGCCTCTTCATAGGTTGAGGTTTCCATCACATCTGCCGCGTCCTCGAAGGAATCATGCACGGCAGACGCAAATTGCTCATCCTCTTCCATCCACTTGTATACAGTGGACCTTGCGATACGTGCTGCCTGTGCCGCATGGAAGATCGACGCCTTGCGCCTATACCACTCCACGAAGGTACATTTATTCTCCACTGTCCGACCGTCGCCCAGGAATTCGTAGTCGCAGATCGGGATAAACTCAACAGGCTCAACTACTTGTGGGGTTATCGCAGCACTCATCAGTGGGAGTATAGCACCAATCGTAAGGCGCAGATCAAGAGGAATATCACCGTGAGGTTTCGCCACAGGGTGTAAGTGTAAGTAGACATTAGAGTTACCTCGCAGCGCGAACTAATGCGAGTAGTAGCCTGTAACCTCCCCATGCGAGTAACCCGCAGCCGAGGAAGAATGAGCCGATGAAGATGGCGAAGATTGCTAGTAGTAGGAGTTCCATGAGTCACCTGTTAAGTCGTTTGAGATGCGTTGGTTAGGCTCGGGTTAAGTAGTAGTTTACGCGCCTCGATCCGCAACTTAATCCCGCGTGTAATGAGCCTCTGTTCATCATTATGATCGCCCCAGTATTCGCGCACTCGCACGGTTTCAGTGTCGCGGGCTAGTTCTGCGATAACCTGTTCACGCGTGACCCTGCCGGTTGTGAAAGCGAAAGATAGGTTAGATACGCCTTTGGAGATTAACTGTTCGTCATCGGTGTTGAACATAGGAACCTCTCAGTTTAAGGCACGCCACGCGCAAGTGAGCGTGAATATGATAGTAAGACCTAGTGCAAGGCGATACCACCACCAAAGTTCTCTATCGCTCATTGGATTAAGCTCCGTATCGTTGGACATCTAGAATGCTGTTCGGCGTCACTCGGTAAAGATTACAGAGAGTCGCCAGTTCCGTTGCCTTCAATGGACGCGATCCTGTTTCGATTGCACTGATTACCTGTCGAGTGATGCCTAATCTCTCTGCAACCGTGCACTGTCGTAGTCTTAGGTACCTTCGCGCTTCAGCGAGGCGTTGACCGATCTGAGAGTTAGATCGACGATTAAACCTAGTAATGTATTCATCACTCTCACTCATCCCCTGTTCACTCCTTTACTGAGGTTACTACCTATTCCAAACTGCCGCCGTGCTTATGACGCGAGCAATCAGCCGGAAAGGAGCGCCGACACTGCTTGCACTCATGCCAGCGTGAATAAAGTCGATGCCGGAGATTTGCGCTGCCACAATCGGGACATACGGCTTTAATTGCTCGCATTCGCTTAACCCGTGGCGACAAGCGAGGTAAGTCCTCGACAGTCGCACCTTGCCCGCTTATTGTGATTAGAATTGCACTCATCCCCTCTATCCTTTCGCTTCGGTCTGCCTGCGCCGTTGCGCCGCCGGTTAAACTTCTCCAGCTCGCGCTCAGTGATAAACCACGCCTGCCCTATCCGCTGCGCCTTGATGCGACCAGTAGTCACAAGTAGCCAAACTCGTTGACGGCTGAGATCCAGGTTATCGGCGGCTTGTGGAATAGTTAGCAGCATCGTGGAAGCACTCTACTACAATCCATTGACAGCGGTCAACGGCTATTTTCTTTCGTCAGGCACATTGAGGAAATAAACTATTGACAGCGGTAAACAACAGGCGTAGTATCACCTGTATGAAACGAACGAAGATAGAAGTAGACAAGAAAGCGTATCGCGGGGAACCTGCCGCGACCCGGAAGAAGATCACCGCATTCCCGCTGAAGAATCAACCTCAGGCAGGGAAGTCTGGCTATGTGAGGTATGCGCCTGTGTCGCTACTTAAAATGGAGCGAGTATGGGCCATGCCTAACCTTGAAACCTTCAGTGTGAAACCGATCGGCGAGATCGTGCAGCGCTATCTGCGGCAGTCCTATGTCAGTATCGACCCCTTCGCTCGGAACAAGCGCTGGGCCACGTATACCAACGATCTCAACCCGGCCACCGAGGCTGAACATCACTTGGACGTGGTTGACTTCTTCACTGAACTGGAACAACGGAAGGTTAAGGCGGACCTGCTCCTGTTCGACCCTCCCTACTCACCACGTCAAATCAAGGAGTGCTACAACTCCATCGGCAGGGCGATGACCGTAGCTGATGGACAAAGTGCGAGGCTGAAGAAACTCTGGCGACAGGCGGCGCTGCCAATCCTCACCAATGACGCTATTGTCCTCTGCTGCGGCTGGAACAGTGTCGGCTTCGGCAAAGTGCTCGGATTCGAACTGATTGAGATCCTTCTCGTCTGTCATGGAGGAGATCACAACGACACGATAGTCACCGTCGAGCGCAAAGGAGCGTGAGGCGAGGGGATCGGGACTGCGCGAGGGCGCGGTCTTAATTTTACCTTGACTTACACTATGACTAGGATTATGATTAGGAACATGAAGAAATGCTTACGCTGTAAATACGAGTGGAAGCCACGAAAGAAAGGAAGGCCGGTGGAATGTCCGAATTGCAAAAATCGACATTGGGACAAGGTGAAATAGATCTCAAGTCCCTGCCGAGTCTTCCGCTATACGAAAGGCACAACCTGCCAAGTGGTAGCGCCTTGTACTTTGTTCGCAATGGTGATGACGTTTTATACATCGGCGGCACGCTGGCATTGAGAAAGCGATGGCGCAGGCATAAGCAGCTAATCAGACTGCCTGCTACCTCTGTTATTACATGGATAGAAATGTCTGCTGAACAAATACCTGTCGCTGAGGCGTTGGCTGTCGAGAGGTTTACTCCGATACTTAACAAACAAAGACCTTGCGCCGATCTGCGAGCGGGCCTCATTCGCACGCAAGTATCAGATGAGGCGACAATCTGCAAGTGCAGGCTATGCAAGTACCAATGGGTGCCGCGTACGACAAAGGTGCCGCGTCAGTGTCCGAAGTGCTGGTCAACTCATTGGAATCAGTCGAAAGGGAAATCAAAATGAGCAACCTGTCATGGAAACCAAGACTAAACGGTAAAACTTACTGCGCTCCTGCGTGTGGCGGCGGCTGCACTAAGGCAGCATACGACAATGCCGTAGCAAGTGCCAACGCACTCGTTAAGCGGATGAAAGGTGCGGGCTGGCGTACTGTGGTATTCGAGAACTTTGGCTGGCACTGGCGCGTAATCTCCGGCCCAGTACAGGTTTATCCATCAGGCGACGGCAGATTTTGGGCCATGATTAGTAGCGAGCCAAAGGGTAGCGCAGGCGGCTTAGCGGCATGGACACCGACTCGTAATCTGCATTTCAAAGATCCCAATCGAGCAGCGCGTCACGCCTTGAAATACGCCGAGCAATACGTGAGCAAATTAAACGAAGTAATTACCGCCGCATGTGAAGCAACCGGAATGAAACCAACCAGTCCGAAACGGAGGGGGAGGGGATGAAGGTCAATATTAAGCCACCGAATAAGCAGTTCTACAACGAGCGCTGCAAGGCTGCGAAAGACTGCTTCAAACACGCCGACATCATGCCGCCGTTTCTCGTCACTTATATGTGCTACTCGGTAATGTACCGCGCGTTAGGTGGCAACTTTAGAATTCTACGCTATGTAATGGGCCAGCTTTTCTCGGATGTGTGGGGTGATTACCGTAGCCGCCTTTGGTGGACGTGGCACCTGTACGTTAGATGTCGTACCCGCGACGAGATCCAGGAACTAGTTGACGTGGAACTTGAGAAACTCACCGGCGAAGATGAACGGGAGTGGCCGAATGTGGTAATCGCCGACGAGGAGGAAGCACGACAATGACCACTCTAACCAGAACCCACGACTCCGCAACTTGCAACTCAGCCAATGGTCAACCGTGCGAGTTCTGCGTTGCTGCAATGAAGTACGAGACGCGACAGAAGACGAGCGGGTGTAACTGCGACTTACATCGCCTAGATCAGACTGAGCGGACGAAGTTGATCGACGCAGCGGTTGATGCCACTAACACTGAGATACGCACCTGTGGCGACGTGCTCACCACCTTCGCCGACGACTGGGAACTGGCACCGTTGTCGATGACGCGCACCACTGAGCGCGAGTGTGCGGAGTATTGGTATCAGATGGGCCAACGGGCAAAAGGGCGAGAGATGCTCATGCAGCAGAGTGCGGATTACCGGGAGATGTTGCGAGTGGGGAAGGGGAGGGTTTAGAGATGAAACGAAACAGACGACTACTACTGAAAACTGCGAAACGGATTGAGGAAATCCCTAAGAGCTACAACCAGGATACGTGGTGCGAACTTGACGATGAAGCGCCATGCGGGACAGTTGCATGCTTAGCTGGCGAGATAATTATCTGTTCGGAACGAAAAACTCAAGATGGTATAGATAAGCTGCATCGTACTAGCTCGGTTGGGGTGGCGGCTAGAAACTTAGCAGGTCTAAACTTTTGGGAAGGTCATGCTCTGTTCTATTCACCGTCAAGCTGGCCTGAATCTTTTTCAGACCGTTACTTTCGAGCTAAGTCGCAACGTGGACGTGCCAACGCCGCTGCTGATCTACTTCGTTATCTCGCAGACGGAGGCAGGGTCGCATGACCACTCCACAATCCAACTTCGACACTCTCCGCGAGCGATTGCGCGAACGTATTACCGAGCCGCGCTCCGACTACAACCACGGCTCCTGTCTCAACTGCGAGGCGCAACTCACCCAGGCCGACATCGACAACGACAGGACTTGTACGAATTGCGGTTCGAACATTGATACCGACGATGAGGATCTCTACGACGAAGAGTTTAGCGATCACGTTGACGATACGCCGGACGATCTGTGGGAGTATCGCTAGAAGTAGCACGACAGGAGAAGAAATAGATGGCTTTAGCAAGCGGACGAGTAGCAGCGGTAGAGACAGCTAAGGCTGAATGCCTGCGTCGGTGGCCCATGTTGATGCTCAAGTGTGAAGCTGTCTACTACGACTACAAACTCAAGGGCTACGTGGTCACAGCGGATGATCTTTCTTACGGCGGACACCGCACAGTCGGAACAGGATTGTCAGCATCGGAAGCGTGGTCGAACTGCTTAGCGAATTTGGAGGATCAACTTCAATGAGCGATGAGAAGGCAACAGCGCGACCGTGGGAGCTTGGAAGCAAAGTCTTTCACCAAGGCGTGGACTGCCGCGAAGTATCGAGTCCTGCCGCCGGCGGTAAGTGGGGCGGAGGATACATCGGAGCTTTCGCTGAAGCCGACGCGGAATTGATCGTCACCGCGGTCAACGAGCGCGACGAACTCGTTGCAGAAGTGGGCCGACTCAAAGCGTGGGTGCGAAACATTCTCGACTCAGGCGTAGAGTTTGAAGATCCGCGGCTCAGTTATAAGACCATGCAGATCGAGAAACGGGACTTGGAAGAAGGGCTGGAACTAATCGGCGTAAAGCAAGGCAAATAAAACGACGGTAATGGATCGTTTTCTACGCCATGTGTAGTAGAGGCGATGAAAATGAAAAGATGTCCCACTTGTAAACACGAAGAACACAAACCCGGTTGCTGCAGGAATGACAACTGCGGCGCAAGTGAGATCTCGCATAGTGATGCAATAGGTAAGCACGACAGGACGCGAGTGGTGACGCAACAGAACTTCACCACAGGTACGGTATCGGTAGTCGAGATTACGCGTATCAGATCGCGTAATCTTGGCGACAGGAATTAATAATCTCAACCTTGAAAGGACAACTAACATGACTGAAATCAGCCTTAGAAACATCGGCCACGGCTTCAAGCCGCAACCCTCAGATGCCCTCCTCTGTATTGAATGCGATGGCGAGTACGACGCTCCACTTCACTACGCGCGAGCGGATTACCCACTGGAGTACAGGCCGTTCGTATTGAATCAACCAACACTTCTGTACATCGACGCCGATGGTAAGAGAATCGAACTGCCACTAACCAATGAACAGGCTGAAGTGGCGATCGACGCCGTTAACCTGACTGCCATCGACAACAGTGAAGCGGAGAAACCGTGTCATCAGTGGAAGTATTCCAAAGTAGTAAACAAGACGAGGTAATGGATCAAGTTCGCCGTTACGGTTTCGCAGATCGAACCTGTGCTGAGTGCAAATACGGTGCTGTTGATAATGAAGGGTTGTGCGTGATCGACGCTACGCATGAAGCAGTCAGACGGGTCGCGTAAAGGGAGAAGGTGAGTAGATGGCTGAGAATGACTGGTGTCGGGCTCACGACTGCGCCTATCCGTGCGCACGATGCGTAAGTGATCAGGGCGTTACAGAAGCTGACCAGCACGCTTATTCCAAACTTCCGCAGGGCTGGTTTGAGTGGTTTGAGCTTATGGTGCGCTGTCCAGAGTTTCGCCTAAAACGCCTTGAAGAACGCAGCCTTGTTGAGCGAAGGATTACAGGTAAATGGCCCGACATTGAAGTGCGATATCGAAGAATCACCAAACCAAAACGCGCTGCTATCAGACAAGGAAACACGGATGCTGAATGAGAGTGAGCTGATCGAGATGCGGCGAATCGCGGAGAAAGCAGCCGAGCAAATCCCGCATCCAAAGGGCTGTGACTGCACGGCTCAGTTCAATCGAAAGTTCTCACCGGCTACTTGTGCAGAACTGGTGCGGCGGCTCATCTCAGCGGAAGCGGAAACTAAGCGGTTGCGAGAAGAACTAAAGCAAGCTCAGAAGGCGGCTGAAAAGTGGTATCACGAACGCTACTAACGAACGGAGCAGCCATGACTACTGATTCACCACAGGCGCAACCACCGAACAGGATTTGGCTTCCTAAGCGGGCGCTTTCCCTTCCTGAGCCGCCGTATGGCTATAAAGAAAGTGACGGAACATGGTACTCGCGAGAGGATCTTCCCCGCGCAGCAGCGGACGACGCGGGACTATTCAAGAATGTGTGCCGCATTCATACCGAATGGACGATTGATCGCTACTTGATGAGCAATGCAGTTAACAGTCTCGATCCAGCAGAGAAAGCACAGAGGCATATTGAGCTTTGTCAGTTCTACGTTGCGGCGGTTCGTGGTTGCTCGCGCAAAGACGCAATGAGCGATTACGAGGAAGACTTTGATCGCCTGCACGAAGAATCGCAGAAGCTTACCAGTTCACTCGATACAGAGATCGGATTCCCGCTTGACCGTACGCCGGATTACGCCGACTTAAACCCGAAGTTCTTTGAGCGCTTCCACGCGATTGCATGTCGAGCATTAGCCACTCCCCGCGTTGAAACAGGGTTAACAGTAGAAGCAGCGCTGGTTGAGTTGCGAGAGCTGTTTCCGCAACGCTCTCTTATCGTCTCAGCGTTCGCGCGGCCTGATGAATACAGTATCGCAGTCGCCAGCGAAGATGAATATGAATTGTTCAGCTACGACACGTTGGATCAATGCTTAGCCGAAGTCCGCAGTTGGGGCAAGTCCACGCAGAATGAAAAGGTAAACCATGAGAACAAATAGCGCACTTAAGCAATGCGCCGAATGGCTTTGCTACTGTCTTGAAATTGGATGGCCCAAGTCTACGCTGGATCGGTTAGAGGATCTATGGTGGCAATACCATGATGATTGCGGACGGCTAATTCAGTCCCGCGCAGAGAGGGAAGGAGAGAAGTCGTGACCCGAACCGAGCATTTGCTGGATATTCTCATTGAGGAATGTGCCGAAGTCATCCAGCGGGCCACGAAAGCGAAACGCTTTGGCTTGCATGAAGTACAGCCCCAACAGGAACTGACTAACGCTCAGCGGATCGTCTATGAGTTGAACGACATCGTCGCGGTGGCCGATATGTTCATGCCGCCGCATTGGATGAACGAGGAAATGCTTGAGGCTAAACGTACGAAGGTCGAGCGCTTCCTTGAGTATTCAAAAGAGTGCGGAACATTGGACGAGCGCGAAGTGGAAGGCGGTGAACTATGAGTGAGACACAGGAGCTAATTCTTTGGATCATTGGTGACCTAATGCTGGTGATTGGTTTCTGGAGAACGTTCTTTCCAGCTAAGAAAGGCGGTGAGGGATCGTGAGCAGAGAGACGTTTCTAAAAGATGAGGACGGTGAAGTTTATTCACTGGATAATCTTGCCACGCAAAAGTGGTTGGACGGTCATTACAGCGGCTTGGATCAATGCTGCGTCTACCTGGAGCGGAAAGCGACCGAGTTATTCGCACAACGACAACGCGACAAGGCCGTCGAGTTACAGAACCTTGCAGACGAACTAAAGAAGGAACTGCGACCGCAGATGGTCAGGAGAGCGGAGGAACACGAGCGCGAATTTCCGTCGAAAGTGAAAGGTGGAACACATGAGCAGGATTGATGAGATTCGCAGATGGAGTCGAATTCAAGCGGACATGGAACGCACCGCTGCTAAGAACGGCATTTCTTCCGGTGAATCGGAGAATGAAAAGAAACTTCGTGAGGACATCGACTATCTCCTGTCTCAGCTTAAAGACGGTGGAGCAGCGTCGCCTATGGACATCACAAAGCTTTACAACGAGTTTGCTTCACGAGCGCGGTTGATAGCCCATGACCAGAGAAACGACATCAGCCAGTACGCGGTCTATATGGATGCCATTGATGAGATCTTCCGAGGACTTGCCACCGCCTCAACCGAGACGAGCGCGCGGTGCGGGGAGTGCGGACATCACGGATTTGTGGACCGAGCCGGTATTTGTCGCGCGTTCGTGAAGTGGAACAACGATGCCGGGGAACGGGGTATAGACCTATGCGGCTGCCAGTGTGTATTCCCTGCATCAACTGAAGTGGCGGGGGAGCAGTCGCTAGTATCGAGTGACTACGAAAACGGCTTTGAAACGGGCTGTGCGTTTGCGGTTGCCGCTTACGAAGATAATCAAGGCCACTTAAGATTCACGTTTCAGGGCATCGATTGCTGTAAATTTTGTAAGCTTGTATGGCCCGCCGACGGATGGACACGATGGTGTAAAGGCCCGCATGAATTGTCCCTACGTGATCGCACCGCCTCTGCTACTCCAGTAGCGCAACCAGACGTGTGCTCGCAATGTAGTCAACCCCTGATCAGAGATGCTGCTGGAGATCTGTTTCACGCAGCAACCGGATCGTATGAATGTGGAGTAGCGCAACCAGAAGCCGGGGCGGTGAACGACAGTGGCCCGCCAACAAGCGAAGCCGCTAAGGCGCATGGGCTAAGACGGATCAAGCGTAGGCATTTTTATCCGAGCATTCCTCACACCGCAGGGGAACCGATTGTCACAACGAGAGATGTTGGCGGATACCGGATCTATGAAACGCCCGGAAGTACTTCTATTATCCCGGTAATACCAATCCCGGAAGATCCCAGCACTACTACGCCCGCCACTGCAGCAGGAGAAATGGGAATGTTCTTGGCTCGCGAGATCGCTTCGCATATTGAAGGAACCACGCCTCTATCAATAGGCGGGCCGTTGTTACATCAGATCGCCGCCATTATCTCCCGTCACATGGATGGAGATAATAATGGGCGATAAAGGCAGCGGGCGGCGCACGCACGGTCGCAGCAACACGCAAGAATACAGGATTTGGAGCAACATGCGGCGGCGGTGTTCCAGCCCTACGTATAACGGCTACAAGCATTATGGCGGGCGTGGTATTACGGTTTGCGAGCGCTGGCAAAACTTCGAAAACTTCTTAGCCGACATGGGCGAGCGGCCCAGTTCATCTCACTCACTAGACCGAATCAACAACAATGGTAGCTACTCGCCTGAAAACTGCCGATGGTCTACGCAGAAAGAACAGTGCAACAACAACCGACACAACAAGTATGTGGTCGTTAACGGTGAGACGCTGACCCTCACACAGCTTGCTGAACGCCACGGATTGCCGCCGCAGTTAGTCACTGACCGCGCTTACCACGGCTGCCCGGTTGATCAGCTAACCAGGCCCTCAGGCCAAGCGAAATGGAGACATGGAAATAAATGGACAGGCAAGACACTGACATGACGAACTTCCCTGTAGTAGAGCAACGACATTACTTCTGTTCGTGCAGTGCTGCGTGTACCGCAGAAGAATACATTGAGCATGTGTTTGAGAAGGGACATGATCGTGCTCTTGAACAGCGAAAGGGCGAGACTCCAAATGTCAAACCCTGCCCCAACGACAACACTCCTATGCAGTCTGCTATCTCTCAGTACGTGCGTTGTCCTGTGTGTGGGTATCAGGAAGGAATTAAAAGTTGAAACGTAAACAGAAACGCAAGTGTCTCGTCTGCAATCATTCTGGCAAGCTCAAGCAGGGACGCTGCCAGCAAAGAGTATTAAGACAGACTGCTGCGACGATGTTTGGGGTTGATCCGTGCTTGTGTTTGTGTTTGAGAAAGGGTGAAGGGGGACAATCAGGGAAGTGAATAAAGACACGCTGCTCATAAACATGGACGACGCGGCTGCGAAGCGCCAACTGATGATCGAAATCGGGCGGTTGTCGGGACTCTATGAGATCTATATTAAACCCCGAAAGCGAACTCGCTCACTCGATCAGAACGCCTACTACTTCGCCGCAGTCGTGACGCCCTTTCGGGATTGGCTGCGGGAAAATTATGGTGATTCTCAAATGTCCACCGATGACGCGCATGAAATGCTTAAAGTTAAGATCCTCGGCTTGACAGAAAAACAAATTCCAGACTCGACTGAGACAGTAACGATCATTCCTCGATCCAAGACTTTAACCGTGGAAGAATTTAGCGAATACATCGAAAAGTGCGCGAAGTGGTTAAGTGAATTTTGTGGGATTATAGTCGTATCGTCCGATCTCTTTTACGAAACGAGGTAACAATGGCGCGACCCAAAGGCGGATACAAAACTAAAGACGGCGTTAAGTGCGTCGGCGTAACAACGGTAATCTCACGCTTCAAGGATTCGGGAGGCATCATTTACTGGGCGTGGGAGCAAGGCCGTGATGGTTTCGATTTCCGCGAAACCCGCGACGACGCCGCTACCGCCGGAACATTGGCCCACGCGCTTGTAGAATACCACATTACTAAGAAGTCCGATGCTGAATTAACGGCCCTAATTGAAGAAGAAAGAGTCAAGCCCGAAATTCTGGAAAGGGCTAATAGGGCATTTAGTAACTACTTGAATTGGGAACGATTCACTAAGTTACAGGTAATTCAGACCGAGATGGCCCTGGTGTCAGAAAAACATCTATTCGGCGGAACCTTCGACGGCATCGCGGTTGTAGAAATCGAAGGCAAGCGAGCCTTAACAGACTGGAAAACCTCATCCGCAATCTATCGGGACGCATTGGTCCAAGTCGCGGCCTACAAAGGGCTGTGGGAAGAAAACTATCCCGACCAGCCCATTGAGGGAGGTTTTCACCTTTGTCGATTCAGCCGTGATCACGGGGATTTTTCACACCATTACTTTGAGAACCTTGACGAAGCATGGGAACAGTTTCTTTTGCTTCGCAGGGCATATGAGATCGATAAGCAACTGAAAAAGAGGGCAGCATGACAGATAAACCACGAAATCCAAAACTGGAGATCGAAACAAACATTCCCGTCGTCCTAACCATCGGCAAAAACTTTTGGCAGGGCAGTAATGAATATGGCAAATCTTACGCCTACGAGGTGACTTGCAACGGCTCTGAGCACACGTTCTTCGCCTCGGAATTTGTCCATGATCGCTTTCGGGCCTTTGGTCAGGGAGCGACGGTAAAAGTCGTCAAGCGGCAGAAGGCGGGTCAAAAAAGCGCCACTTGGGAGATTGGCGAGGTTAATGGAAACGGAGCCTCGGCAGCACCCCAACGGCAAGAGCTAAAATACGAACCCTCTAAATTCAACCGGGACGCATACCGAGAGCAAAGAATCGAGCGCATGACCCAAGCATATCAAGATGCGGTAAAAGTAAGAGACGCCGTGGGTGACGAATTCAGCGGGGAGGATCTGCGATCCATTGCTATTTCGTTCGTGATTGAAGAGAACCGAGATCGAGTTCCCTTGAACGTCGTGGAAAAGCCGCCCGACGCCCATATTCCTGAACTATTGGAAGCGATCAAGAAAACTCTGGTGGACTACGTTCCGGGTGATAGCGAAATCGACAAAGCCTCTAAGGCTGAACTATTAGAGAAGGGGTTCGGCACCCGGAAGTGGCAAGAAGTCACTCAGAAATCGGCGGAAGAACTTTCAGAAGGCCACGCAAAACTCCAAGCGGCGATCCAGGAAGAAATTGACGACGTTCCGTTTTAGCCTTGGGCCACAGAGAAAAGTTGTTGCGTTGAGATAGACAGAGATTCTATAATCTCCCTGCTTTTTGACAATCTTAGGTTTGACGCGCTGAGTGGCTCCAGCGTACCATCTTACCGGACGGCTTTTCACAGCCGCGTTTTCGCAACGACTTTCTATCTACGGTAAGGGGTAGGACGGCGGGCCACAAACGCGAGCGCGGCGGTGAAAGGCCGTTTTCTTTTATCCCCTAAATGAGCGTTAAGGTAATGACTGCGGTATGGGAACTTGCCCCGTACTCCGAAAACAAACTAATCGTACTCCTCGCACTCGCAGACTGGTCAAACGACAACGGGTACTGCTGGCCTTCCATGCAGGCATTGGCGGACAAGGCTCGTATAGACATTCGTAGCGCCCGACGCATTATCCGCAGCCTCCAAAACGATGACCTCCTGAGCGTCGTAGAGGGAGGTGGTCGAGCCAAACAGAACCATTACCAGATTAACCTAGCCAAACTCGACGGATTAGAAACTAGGACACAGCGCCCTAGTTTACAAAACTCGGACATGGAAAACACGGACACTGGGGGTATCAAAACTAGGACATTGGAGACACAAACTAGGACATTGGGTGCAGAAACTAGGACACGGGTGTCCGCCGATCCGTTAGTAGAACCGTCAATAATACAACCGTCAATAGATCCGCCATACGGAGGAGCGGCGTTTCTTGAGGCTTTAGAAGCCTTTCAGGACTCCCGAAAGACGATGCGCAAGCCCTTAACGACAACCGCCCGCAGGCTGCTGTTCCGAAAACTTGCGGGCTGGGACGAGGGGCGGGCGACTCAGGCGCTCGAAGACGCGGTTATCAATCGCTGGCAAGGTGTTTTTGAGCCGCGTGTAAATGGAAATGGAGCAAATAATGGAAAAAGCGACCGATCCTGCAATTATCAAACGCCTGCTGAACGCAGAAACGCTTCCACGATCCGAAACCTCGAACGTGCGCGCCAGTTACGCAGCGGAGGTAACGGAACAGTTGACGATGTACTTCGCGGGCAATCCGGCAAAGCCGATTGACGAAGAATTTGACCTGATGGTCGATGCTTGGACGCTAACGCTTCAGGATGCCGTGCCAGAGCGCCGTCTTGGTGAAAGCATTGCCGAAGCACGCAGAACCCGCAATTCGAGTTTCATGCTCGACGTTTCCGAGGTTTGCACTGCGTGGCAACGACTGAAAGGCGCAGAACGATCCGTACCTCCGGTCGGAACCTATGACTGGCGAGCAAAAAACATCTGCCCTCATTGTAACGGGACTGGCACGAGGCCAGTCATTAAACGAGACTCAATTCTAGGGCGTGATTACACCTACGGAACGTCATGCCCACATGAGAGCACATGAAGAAAGAAACCCCTCGTGAGCGCGTTGAGTCATTCATTTTACGTCGCCGTGAGGAAGTCGGAGAATTCGTTTCCGAGAAACTGGCTCCTGACGGGTATGTAGAAGTGAAATTCGCTAATGCTACGTTCTTTACGCCACCAGAGGATCGGGTTGTTTATAGAGACGGAGTCGATTATCAACGTCCTCCACTGAGAAAGCCATGAGAACCTGTCGTTATTGTCATAAGCCAAAACCTTTGACGGAATTTGGAATTAACAACTTCCTGCCCGACAAGATTGCCTTGTACTGCAAAGCCTGTAATAGACTGAAGAAAGCTGAGTCGAAAGAACGGGCCAGATACTTATTGTTAAATACGAGGGTCAGGGTTTCTCTTTCACTGCTGGGCATGAAATGAAGCGTTCCACGCTCAAGCGATCTGGTTTCGCTAAAAAGACTTACGCTCAAGCATTGGCATCACGAAAGCCTAAACAGCGAAGACCGATTCATGGCGTTAGAATTGATCCGGCTGATAAGTATTTTTCTCTTTACATCAGGTATCGAGCTAACTGGATCTGCGAACGCTGTCAAAAGCAATTTGAGGTTGGTAGCCAGGGACTTCATTGTTCTCACTTTTGGGGCCGCGCGAGAGAGTCCACCAGATTCGATCCGGTTAACTGTGTAGCCCACTGTCACGGATGCCACTCGTTTCTGACCGCAAATCCCGAACTGCATCGGGAGTGGAAATTAAAACAGATCGGACAAGCGGAATATGATAAGTTAACTATTAGAGCCTTTACCACCCAAAAGAAAGACCGCGCTCTCACGGCAATGGTCTATAGGGAATTATACGAAGAAGAAAAATTACGATTTGAGCAATTTGTCTCTTGACTTTCTACAATTCGTCCGCTAACATGACTTACAAATGCGAACACGTAACGGATATAAAGCATGTCCAAAATGCGGCGGGTCGGGAGAAATAAAAGATCCGGCTGAAACCGGGAAGCAAATGCGCGCACTGCGCAACGCTTCGGGGAAAAGTTTGCGGCACGTCGCGGGGGCGATGAAGGTCAGTCCAGCTTACGTCAGCGATTTGGAGTTAGGCAGGCGAGGCTGGGCTGACAGTCTTTTGGAGCGCTACAAGAGGGCAGTTAAGGCATAGGGTTACGTGGGAGAGAGTCTCGGAGGCGATTCCGCAACAAGTCGCGCTCCGACTCTCTCCTTGGAGAAAGAAAATGCACATATCAAGCCAGTGCGAAGAAATTCTGAGATATCTGCAATCGGGTAAACCGTTAACTCCCCTGGAGGCCCTAGAGAAGTTTGGTTGCTTCCGTCTTGGCGGCAGAATCTACGAGCTGAAACAACAGGGTCATAAGATAGAAACGAACATGATTAAAAGGAATGGTAAGCGATATGCAGAATATAGACTCGCCTCATTGGCAGGAAATCACCCCGAGCAGTGAACCCCTCGACGTGGTTCTTACCTTATCCGAACGTGAACAGTTGGCCCAACAGGTCGCAGGTGATAACTACGGTTTATCACTTGAAGATTTTGCTCATCGCGGTATGACCCGTGGCCGTTTATTTCCCGATGAGAGACGCGCGTTCAATGCCGGATGGGAAGCCGCTAAGACTTACTACAATGTTCGTGATTAATAGAAAGCAACTGGCCGACGAGCTTTCACTGCTGTCTCAAATAGCGGTCGAGAGAAACGTCATTCCTGCCCTCTCAGCTATTCGCTTCGAGGTTCGGGACGGAAACGCCTCCCTTCTTGCTTCTAACGCGGATATAGCGCTATTCACAGACCTTCCAGCGGAGGGTGAAGACTGGCAAGGCTGTATTCCCGCTCGTCAGCTAACCGATCTAATTAAGTTAGCAAAAGCCGATAAGATCGTCTTTACCTCTCAAGGGGAACAGGTTCAAATAACCTGGGGTCGCTCACGTCACAGATTGCCCGTCATCGAGTTTGCCAAGTTTCCTGCTGTGCAAGGGCCAACGGCAGAAGGAGAGCGCCTATCGGTCAAGACGATAGACTTTACCTCGGCAATGGAAAGAGTGCTTCCCTGCGCCGATCGTGACGGCACGATGAAGTGGATGGTTCAAGGCGTCAAGCTGGAAGCGAAGGATAAAGAGTTAAAGATTGTCGGAACCAACACGCATCGCTTAGGGGTGGCAACTATCGCCTCAGAGGGAACCTTGGATCTATTTGTTCCGCTGAATGCCGCCTTGCTGCTCCCCCGACTAAAATCTGAGGAAGTTTTGATCTGGCATGACGGTAGTCAGGCATCCTTCAACTTTGGTCCACGAACTCTGATTACGAGACTGATGACCAGCACGTTTCCAGACTGGAAAATGTTCATGCCCAAACATCTTCCCTTGACCGCTACGTGCTATACGGAAGAATTGATTGGAGCTTTCAAACGCGCGAACGTAACCCGTGAGGAAACATTCAAAACCGGAGTGGGCAGAATTCAACTTGGGGTAGTTTTGGTTTTTGGGAAAGAGGAGCTAGTGATCGACACGAAGCATGGAGTCAAAGGCCGTTCAGAGGAATCCGTTCTTTTGAATTCAAATCTAACCGGCGATCTGGTTTACATGGGAATTAATCCCGACTACGTAATGGATTTTTTGAGGTTCGCGGGAGAGACAACCGAGTGCGCCCTGAAGGATGGAAACTCGGTTTTGCGATTAACCGATAGCTCTAACTTCGAATATGTAGTAGTGCCGACGCGATTATGAGTAAGCGAGTCGAACCCGAAAAGGATACTGAACAGTGGACTCCTGATCGAATAGCGGCGCTGGTGTGCGTGGTGCGCGCTTACGGGAAGAAGTCGCATGTGTTTCTGGATCACTCGAACAAGTGTCAGTGCGGGGAGAAGGATTTGAATGCGTATAGGGATTTGGTGTTGAGATAGATATTGACTCGATGCTTATCGTCATGCTATGCTTAGCGCCATGAAGAAACATACAACCGAACAGCAGGCACGAGCGGCTGTGAGCAAACTCCGCATAAAGACAGCCAAGCATCCGCTGGCTAAGGAAATGAGCGACATCGCCGACAGTCTCGACGGGCTAATCAACGCCGCCTCGCTCATGGGTCAGAAGGGTGGAGAGGCGCGGGCTAAGAAGTTGAGTAAGAAGCGGCGAAGCGACATTGCGCGACAGGCGGCGAATGCGAGGTGGGGAAATGACGGCTAAGCAAGCCTGCTGCACAAACGGCTGCGTAATCAATACCCTTGTCGGCGGTGATCATGCTTACTGTCAGTGTCACTGCCATCGAGAGACATTGCCTGCGATTCCTCCGTCGAGGAAGCTACGAAAGAAGAAGCAACGCATATGACCCCTCCCAAACTCGCAATCGCAATCGATCTGGATGATCTATCCGCGCTCATGGACGAGTACGTAGACAGTCAGGGGCTGGATATCAAAGGGGCGCTCACTTTGAGCATGTTCTTATTATGGTTACGAAAGAGACAGGAGACGAGCGATGAGACGAAACAAAATTGAACCAAGCAGGAAGCAATTAACGTCACAGCAGCAATACCTACTACAACGGATTCCTTCTTCATACCAGATGAACGGTTATAAGGAGCGCCCTGAACCCGCTGAAGTTAAACAGGCGCGCAAGGTTATCGACCGCTGGGAAAAAGAGGAAAAGCTACTGCGGTGTCAGGTTGGTCAGCGCAGCGAAGCGCTACTACGTAAAGCGCGCGAAGCCGTGTATTTCGATACGCCGGAGAAGGCACTGGCAATCATCAAGCAATGCGAGAAGATGCTAAAAGGTTGTGAAGGATGAATCTTAAAAATGTTCTCCGTACCTATTCTCTATTACGCTTACTCACCAACGACGAATCCGCTCTCCTCGAAACGCTCCGCAGTCTGAGTGAGAGTGAGCGGGAGCAACTGGTGGAGTCGTTGAGTCCGGGGAAGGCGGTGGGGAAGAAGCGCAAGGTGAAGAGTGGCGGGAAGTCGTCGAGAGCTGCATCACTGGCTGAGCAGATCAAGAGCAGTAAGCGACAAGGACCAGAACGACGATCATGTACTTACGTTCACCCCGATGGTGGTGGTATTTGCAGCTGGGACGAACAGGCGCTAATTCACGACGCTAAAGGTGGTTATCAGGGTTATCATGAATTCCAGCCACCGCAAGTAGCAGCGGCGACGGGAGGGGATTGAGGATGAACGAGATAGAAATCGACAAGGATATTCCGATTCCCGTGCGTAACGGAAACCACGGACCAAAGTATGCGCACGTCGTTAGAAAACTCGAAGTGGGCGACAGTTTTTGGATCGCTAAGGATAAGGTAGGTTCTGGATTTCCTGCTTCTATCCGTAATCTCTCCAGAGCACTGCAGATTAGAACCACTACACGTACCGAGGAAAAGGATAACGTAGAAGGCTGGCGCGTGTGGCGGGTTAAGAATGACACAACCCCCGCCACGAGTGGAGAGTGAGAGATGGGACTAAAAGCTATCAAGTTTGAATACGAGTTCAACGCTATCGACTGCGCAAACTGCGGGATGCCGTTTGGGATTACACCGGACTTTGAAGACCGACGACGGCAGGACCATCGTGGCTTCCATTGTCCAAACGGTCACTCTAATGTCTATCGAGGGGAAACCGAAGCAGAGAAATTGCAGAAGCGTCTCGATGCCGAACGTCGTCAAACTGCAATGGAACGTGAGCAGCGGTTGAAAGCTGAGCGGCAACTGGCCCGAGTAAGGAAGGGCGTTTGCCCTAAGTGCAATCGCTCATTCAAAGCACTGGAACGCCACATGGCGACGAAGCATAAGGGTGGATGACAATGCTCTGCGCTGAGTGCAACGACCCCTTCATCTCTAATCACTACCACCTCGTCTGTGATCTCTGCGGCGACTATCTCTCACGTCGCTACGATCAGTTGCAGGAGTTCCGTGTGGGGGTGCTGGATCTGAGCGTAGTAGCTAGTCGTGCAGTGTTCGGAGAAGGAGCGGAAGTGGAGAAAGTTTGGAGGGTTGGATAGATGGCGCTGATATTTGTAGACGTTGAATCTGATGGACCATGCATCGGTAGGGGTGAGATGACGGAGTTTGGCGCGGTGGAATTCAAGACGCGCAAGGTCTTCCACGGCGTTCTCTGGGAGGCGTTTCCCGATCCGGTGAATCCCGCTATTCCGAAACGAACCGGAAAGAAGTTTGACGAGGTTGAGGTTTACCTGCGCTTTGCGATTTGGTTAGAGCAATTCGGCGGGCGTCCGGTGTTTGTGAGTGATAACCCGGCATTTGACTGGCAATGGATCAATCATGGCTTCTGGACCACGATGAATAAGAATCCTTTTGGGTTCAGTGCACGGCGAATTGGTGATTTTGCGGCAGGACTGCGCGGCGACTTTTACGCGAAACAGGACTGGAAGGGTTTACGGCGCACGAAGCATGATCACAACCCAGTCAACGACGCAATGGGTAATGTCGAAGCGTTTGAGCGATTACTGCGAGGTGAGCGATGACAGGAGAGAGTTTGGAGGGTGGGATGAGAGAGGTAGTTAAGCAATGTCCGTCCACTGTTAAGCTCGGCGAGGAACGGATGGAGGTTCACTGTGAATACGGTGAAGGCCACGAGGGAAGCCACGGGGAGTTTGGCGGTTCGGTTGATGAGCACTCTGGTAAGAATGTCAGCGTGACCATTGAATGGGTGGAGGAATTTGAGCCGTGATTCACTATCAAGTTGGAGATAGCGTTAAGTGCCTGCTGTGTGAGCGAAGTAAATCGTGGGGCGTATATGACAGCGCAACTGGAGCGGCAGTCTGTAAAGACTGTCAGAACGCAGTGCAGAAGCAGCGTGACCTTGAGGAACGAGAATCAGCGATCTGTCCTGAAGATATGGGATTCGAGGAATATATTGCCGTTCTTGAAAAGAAGATCACCGAACTGCGGGCAGCGGCAGATGCGAGCGATCAGGGAGGACTCTAATGGCAATCACTAGCTACATCGGCGCACCGGAAGATGAGCTGGGATACTGGGATGATAAGTATCCAGACGAGGAAGTGGACGATCCTGAACTTGAGCAACAGGTGTACGAAGCATTCAAAGAGCGAGGTTGGATCGTGCCGACAACCGAGGCTGAAGCTCGCGCTGCCGACGGCTACGAGCCAACACCAGAAGAACTGGACGAATGGTATCGCTCAATTGCTGAACCGTACGGAGGCGCATTATGAGTGACGACGAGAAACTAAGCATGGACTTCGAGTACTGTCCGGCCTGCGCTAGCGAGCTTGACACTGGTTACGAGTGCTTGGGCTGCGGACGCGACTGGCGACAGTGGACGATGGCGTTTGTTAGTGTCGAAGAAGTGGAGTCACCGTAATGACCACCCCAACCAACAAAGAAATCAACGACGTACTGGACAAGTTGGAATCGCCCAAGTGGCAATCCGATGCTGAGCGCGACAACCTGCAAGTGGTAAACATCCACGACTCAGGTGCGCCGGTGCTGGACAGGGATCGAGTGTTGCGGGAGTCGTATCCAGATCACGCGGGGAGGAATGGACGATGATAAGTGAGACGTACCGAGTGAACCACGGTGGGCTTATGCGGTGCTGTCTACTAACGCTCGACGACGAGATGTTACGACGGCAAAGGGCGAGAGAATCTCTAATGCACGAAGGCGATGTTCTCAGGTGTCAGTACTGCCACGACGAATACGGAATGGTCTGTAACACAGAAACATATGACGGCGTCCTAAGCTGGCACTGGGCCAAGCCGCTACCGACTTCTATCAAGGCGGGTAACTCGCAACCAAAGGAGGATACAACGGAAAACTAAACTCTATCGCAACGCAAAGGGAGACGCTCACTCGATTGCTTGGGAGGGCGTCTTCTTTTACTCCGAGTCCGATGAACGTAATCTGTCAGCCTCGCTATAACTAATTCCATGCGCATCCAGCAATCCCTTGAGTCGCTTCATCTGGTGCTCGTGTAAGGTCAACCTCGTTGCCTGTTGCGCATTCAGTCGTCGCTCATCCTCTAAATCCAGCATCGTATCCGTCGCCTTTCTCTCCCAATGATCTCGCTCACTTTTCAACCTCTCTGCTCCAGCGATGGCCTGAGTTGCAGCTTGAATCAACGACACGTCAGTATTTACTGTGATTTGTCTCGTTTCAGCGTTCAGCTTCGCAATCTCAATCGGTTCACGTTTGCGCCGCGTTAACCATCCACCTACCCATCCAAGAGAGCTTGCAAGCAATAGCCCAAGGATTTGCAGTAAGCTGTGAGGAATGGCGAGTGAATCCAGTTGCATGACTCATCGACGATCTAAGACCTGGTTAAGATAGGTTAGGGTTTCTGCGAGGGTTCGTTGCTCGCGTTCGTCCTTGACGCGATCCTTGGCGATTAACCTGAAGGACGGTTTTCCGAATCGCTCCGGCTTGTCAGCGCGCGGGTAATAATGCCCTCCGTACTGAGCGGTGTCATCAGGTAAGGGGAGGTCCAACGGAATCGGCCTCACGCACCAGAATCGGCCCATACAGGAGAGATCAGCTCGGTCCTTGTCAGTGTAAATACCCTGAATCTCGTTCCAGCATAAGCGCTCCACCTTACCTTCGATCTCAACTGCGTCTACCGCTGGAATGCTCATACGCTTGAACGCAAAACGCACGAATGGCATGTAGGCCCAATGGAAGAAAACTCGCTGCCACCACGGAGAACTCCGGTCGATTCCGTACTTTCGCTGCGTTACGCAGAATACGTTTTTAACCTCAGTGGCAATCTCCGGTGGTATCGGGTGCGCGCTCACGTCACGGCCTCTTGCCGGGAGACCCAGGATCACCGGGATTATCGTCCTGTGGTGTTGGTTGAGGCGCGGGAGCGGGCGCGGGTGGTGGACTCGGCTGAGTCGGTCTGGTTGGTTGCGTAGGTTGTGTCGGTTTGTCAGGTTTGCTACTCATCTGTTGTGCTGCCTTTCTCCATTCGTAGTCGTCACTTGCATCGCGCATGGTACTGCAACTTTCCTACCTGACGACATCGGTTTCTTTTCTCATAGCGGTGACGAGATCTCCGCCAATTTCAAATCTCACATGAATCAGCGTCAGGATATCCAGAGCAAACTTCTTTCGCATTGGGCTGCTGTCGTGGTTAACTACGTCCTGTAACATCGACTTCAGCTTCTCCAGATCTTTCTCACTCTGAATCTCATCCCGCTGAAATTTCTCCAGCAGTTCGTCAAGCTCTTTCGTATGAGGTGAATGTAGCGCCTGCGCCGACGAGAAGCTCACCCCTTTCCAAAACACTTCAACCTGCTTCTTGAGTACCTGCAGCTCAGCGCGCATTTCACTGACCGCTTCCGGTATTCCCTTGAATGGCGCAACTGAGTCACTAATCTGTTTACTCCAATCGCCTCGCTGGTCTTTTTTGCGCTGGTAAAGCGTATTGATAACCGATAGCGCCAGTGCTACTAATCCGACGTATGGTAATAGCTCCTTCAGTCCTCAACTCTCCTTACTGTAGCCTCGATCAGTGTCTCATTTGTGTCGGTGTTGTAAATCAAGTTGATGACCACGGGGAACTCACGCCCTGATTTATGTCGTCCTTTGAGCGTCCCGCCTGCTCCCATTGGACGGTTACGTGGATGCCTGACATAGCCTTCCCTAAATCCCTTGTGCTTGGGCCGTACCGACTCTGGAACGAGAATGTCGACACTCTGCCCGATCAACTCAGAGGGGTGATAGCCAAACGTCGCGCAAACTTCCTCGTTGACTGCGATAATCCTCTCCCCGTCTGAGATAATCTTTGCATCGCTGGATCTCATCCATGACTTGAATAGAAACGAGTAACTAAGAAAGGGCCGCGCTGCTGTTTCCAGTAAAGCGTCCGAAGTGGCCGATTCGTTCAAAGACGTGTTAGGGGATTCGTCGGGTTCTGTCATTAGACGGTTAGTGTTATAAACTGTTAATTACAGTCCTTCAGTGGCTAAGTGATTCGTGCAGCTTTCTTTCCATCTTTTTAGTTGCCATAGCGTCGGACTCCTTGGTTGACTTCGTTAGGCCACCCTAGCTGAATTTAGTTTTCAACGGTTTCTGCCAACCTGAAGGACTGTAAACTCAAATTCAGTACCTCGCCCGCCAGCGTCTCCCCTCAGCGAGACTCCGTGCTCTCACCCGCGCATTGAACTCATCGTAATCCTGCAACGCGCGAATTGGAACCAACTTCCCTTCCACCACCTGCGCCTCATACTTCCCCGTCAGGATCGCTCCCTTGCCCCACTGCGCAGGCCAATCAATGTCGCGGAATTCAACTCGATCCCTTCCCTCGCCACACACTACTGACGGTGGGGCGAGATTCACCACTGTGCAGGTGACGGGGTGCTGGGACAGGGTTAGAGCAAGTAGTAGGCCGAGCATTGATTAGCCCTCCGGTGGTGCGGGTGCGGCTGGAGTATTCGCTGCGACTGCGGTTGCCAGCGCGGTACCACTCGAATCCAGATCTGATTGCAGCTTTGCCAGCTTCGCCGGATCAGTCCCCGCATCTCGCAGCCTGTCCGCAAATCCGTTGATCAACGCCGTGGCGCTGTCCATCACCGTGACCTCTTCCGCAACTTCAGTTTCCAATGCGCTAATATCCTGCATCTTTCATTCTCCTTCTGGTTGATTGTTATCGACTGCTTGTTTCAAATTCTCTCCCGCAGTGTTCAACTTATGAATCACCGCCTGGACTCGCTCATCGAGCTTCACTGCTCGTTCCATCACATCAGTGCGCCGATTGTACGCGCCGAGGAAGGCGTTGAGCAGGTAGAACAGATTCCCTGTTTTGCGAATCTCGTAAATAGTGTCTGACATTGATCTGAACAGTCTCACTTACTCATTCTCATGCCCAAGCTTCTTCAGCTCAGCGTTCTCGGTTCTAAACTGCACGTAAGTTGCCGCTGCGTCCTCCAGCACTTGCGCGCGCGCCATCCCTGACGAGGCCATGCGCCGTTCGATCTCTTCCTGCCCCAGCGTGATCAGCCTACTGCCGAGAATGGCGATCTCCGAGTGTCCAGTGACTGTACCGAGCACTGGCAGTAACTCCTGTAACCCTGCGATGATGTCGTGAATGTCGGGCATGGGCTATTTCACCGCCTTCTCCATTGTCGTGAGATCTTTGTCCAGCTTACTCACCACTTTCTCCGCCTTCAGTAGTGAGAGATCTGCCAGCACGTCCGAGTACAACGCGCGCAACTGAGTAAGATTCTCTCTGACGAAACTCACATCCTGCGGCGGAAGGATTCCCTGTGGGTATTTCTTATCCAGCTCAATCAGGATGTTATTAAACTTCTCACCCTTATCGCCAATCACCCCAAGCTTCGCCGCAACCTTATCCTTCGTGGCGAGGGACATGCGACCGGATTTGTACAGTTCCGCCACTGCGCGATTTGCCAGTAGTACATCGTGAGCAAGTTCATTCGATGCTCCTGCTGCGCGATCAAGGTCGTTGGATGATGGACAGGCAGTGGTGATGATTGCCAGTGCGAGTACGAGAGGAATCAGTTGTCGTCGTTGTCGAATCATTTACTCTCCTGATTGAGTCGATCCAGTGCGTTGTTCTCGTCTGATTGAGCCGCAGCAGCACGAACGCTGGGACTACTCGCGCCGCCTTGGAGGCGTTCGCTGAGTGTGGTTACAGTCGCCCCAAGTGCGAGAATGAACGCAGCTACTTTAGGAGGCATAAACTGAAACATCCCGCCAATCTGCATCGCCACAATCAGCATCGACACATAGGACAGGCCCGAGATAAGCCGCCCCAGTGGTCCGTATAGAATTGATCCATTCATCACCTTGCAGTTTACCGCTCAATCCTCCAGTTTGTCACGGTTTTATTGCACCGTGACTTGTACGGTTTTAGTTCCACATGGCCCACTGACCACAACTCCGCTCGACTTCTTCTTCGTTTGCAACCCGAATTCGACAATCACACTGGAGCCACTGACAGATCTCGTCTGCGGTGGATTTACCGTGACCTGACCCGAGGTTTGGGTCGCACTCACCGTCGCAGGTGAACTCAACCCGAAGAGATTCACCACAAGCTTACCCGTGCTCCACTGCGGGATGACTGGAGTTGATACGGTCATCGTGCAGGGCGCGGGTGTAGGTCCGGGAGTCGGAGTTGGGGTTGGAGTTGGAGTTGGGTTAGGAACTGACGGAGTTGGTGTCGCGCTCGGACTGGGAAGTGGCGTCGGCGTTGGCGACGGACTCGGCAGTGGCGTAGGCGAAGGTAGTGGAACGTTCGTCGCTCCTGCTCTCCAAGCCAGATACCGTCCTCCTGATCGATAACTCTCGTCATACTCCTTACCGCGCGTATTCGCCAGCCCTCTCCACCCATCACTTCCCGAGTAAGTCGCGGCGAATATCTCATCTCCGCGAGTGAGATAGCTGGCGTCCCCGCTGAGCAAGAATGCATATCCAAACACATGCAACGCCGTGGCGTTCAACTGTCTCACTTCCGAGATTTGACTCGTATCCGCCGGTGGGAAGGAGTTCGCTGCTGCGCCACAACCAGTCTCGCAGTTCACTGGAGGATTGCCGATAGTGCCGTGGACGAAGTAATACATCCCGCCCCAGGTGCGGTTATAGCTTTTCGTATACTCGTGATCAGCCGACTTGAGAATTGCCGCACGTATAGTCGCATCCCCGGTGAGTCGATGCACCTGGATCATCGCCTCATTCAGTATTCCTACCTGAAACGGCTGCTCACTTCCGCTGAACGGAAAGTCCTCGTCATTCCACCTGTACGATCCATCGGTACTTTGCAAGCGCGCATAATACCCCACCGCCACCCTCAACGCTCTCGCCTTGAAATCAGCTCTCACCGCTGGTTCTGGATGGGTAGCGGCGAGATTAGTTGCGTCCATCAGCATGAACGACCCGTCGCGCACGCCGAAGTAGAAGCCGGGATAGTCAATGCGAATCTCATCCCAGAGATGGAATTGATACTCGACGTAGTCCTTGATCCACGGCCACATCTCAGGTCGTCCATCCAACGCGCGCAACATCAGCCCGCTCACCGCTGCCATTCTCGGCGCAAGTGAGTCACCTGAGATCGAAACGAGATTCTTGCCTTCGTCAATGATTGGCTGGGAGTACCACGAATCCGCAGCTTTCCTCGCACAGTCCCGGAATGCGACATTCCCGGTGCGGTGGTAGTTCCCGTACTGAGTAAGGATGAAGTTGTAGTACATCTGGTAGCCTTGATAACTATCCATCTCCTGCCCGCTCGGGGCGGATATCGTGCGACTCGATCCAGTCTCGCCTTCCCAGGGCAGCGTGAGAGTGAGTTGCGTGTCGCTCTGAACGGATGAGACGATCTTGATCAACCTGCGACTGGATGATCCGTTTGAGATGATAGCGTACTCCTTCACCTCGCTGAGGAAGTGCGTTCCCACTCCAGTGACACTTGTACTACCCTTCGTGACAGACACGGTGCCTGAGATCGGCACATTTCCCGGCGTATGCGCAACATCAGGGAAAGCCGCGCATAGACTCAGTCCGCGATCCGTTGCAGTCTGATCAAACCAACTCGCACCGGGAATCGCCGACGTTCCCGACTTCACCTGTGGCCCGATGATGAACTCGATCTCAGGGGAGGGAAATACAACCAACTCCGGCGCTGGGGCAGAGCTGGCCGATCTCACCACCACTGTAACTAGCAATGTTACAAACAGGATAATCGTATAGGGGATTCTTATTCTCATTTTCTACTCCTTCTAAGTTGAGGGACTGCTACTATGTGACGGGCTAAGGGAGGGTGATGGTGATTGCGACTGAGAGGGACTGGGACTGAGCGAAATGCTGGACGAAGGCGACGCTGAGCTACTTGGGCTGAGCGAGTGCGAGATCGACGCCGAGGGAGAAAGTGACGAGACTCCAGTCCCTTCAGGCGTGTTGAGCAGCTCGCGGAATCTCCATGCCACTTGGACCACATTGTCCGTTTGCCATGCGAGTTCGAGTTGATCTGCGTCTAAGCGACAATACTTGAGCAGGGAGACGAAGCGGAGATTTGCTGTCGTCGGCACTGCGGCATCGAGTCGCAATGTCTCATTCTCTCCTGCGAGTTCAAACGCAATCACTCGTCGAAACTTCATCGTCCCGTCCCAGTAGACGAATGCGAGATCCCTCCTCGGCTCAGCCAGTGCGTACGCATCCGAATAATTCGTATCTCTCACCGTGATCTGATGTTCAGGAATGTTGATGAACAGGATCTCGAAATCCTCCTGCATTGTCGCTACCCAGAGGAGTTGCAGCGCTCCTACTCGCTCATAATACCACCCCAGGAACGCGGAGATGAGATCTATTCCCTGGATCGTCATGCGATAGGAGAATGTCTCACTGGCAGCGATGGTGTCGGACTCAAATGACATCAACCCGGTGTCGAAGTCCACGTCTGATCCCGCTCGTTCCAGCTCGTACTCCCGCTGTTCACTCCAGTCGTTCGACTGCCACGCGCGGCCATCGAACACTTCTACATCTCGATACTTGATGGTTGGAGTGAATGTCGTAATTCGATTCGGAATGAGTTGCTCATCCTCGGGCAGCAGTCGCGCGGTGAGGTTCAACTCCTCAACGACATCGCTATGACCTTTGATGCTGAGTTGAGGTTGCAGCAGCGCGCGTCTCACGGGATACACCGAGGAGAGATAAGCTGCGTAGGAGTGGACGAGTGGCTCATGCTCAACTGAGTTCGGATTCAGTGACGTAATCAACCTCTCCTCCCAGTGCGAGATCACTCCACTGCCATCCACTTCTCTGAATCCGATCCATGATCCGATCTCGTAGTCCTTGTATGCGGTGGTGATCGGCGTGAGAGTAGTTGAGACATCCAACGACTCCAGCAGTCTCTCCGCGTACTGTCTGATTGGGATGAACCACTTGCGATTCTGGTTAGCCCAAAGAAGTGCGCGCAACTTACGCCGTTCGCTCTGGTTCTTCAGCACTTGGACGAACTCCAACTCTCGTCTCGGCGTAGGTCGTTCACTCACTGATTCTTCAACTCCACTCACAGCTTGTGACAGTCCAGTGCGAAAGCTAATGCGCTCAATCAGCGCCTCAGTCCAGTTGTGACGGAAGGGGAAGGAGATCGGATCGGGTTCGAACGATGACAGGAGGATCGCGGTTGGGTTCGCGTCCGATCTCCCGTTGAGAAACGTCGCCCCGACCGCAGCTTCGTATATCGTCACACCCTGTTCAGCGGTGAGCGCGGTAGGGACAATCGTCGGCTCATCCAATCCCTGACTCGGCCAGAGGTTTTGATTCTGCGCACTCCCAAAGAACCAGGCGTTGCTACTGCCGACGTTAATATCCGCAGTGGGGAGATCTGAGCGTTGAGCTACGAGATCCGCGTTCCAGTAGAGCAGCATAGTTGCGCTGTTGCGGACTCCCATCGCCATGCCGAACGTGTCTCGCACCGGAGGAGTGTAGTTGAGTTCGTAATCCGTGCCACTGATATTGAGCGTGAACCTGACATCGCCTCCTCCCGGATCGAGCGCAAGCCAATTCCCTCCGCCCAGTCCGATCTGTCCATTGCGTGTGATGAGGTGCGACTGCTGCGACGAGTCACTACTGATGTAGCCCCAAGCGATCCACGTGAACGTAGAGCGAATATCCGACTGTGGCGCGTCCGCAATCAGCACCTTCCCCACTGAGCCGCTCATCGCAAACGACGCTGGATCGGTGAGGATGGGCGACGCTACGCCAAACGTCGGCGTGTAGAGGGTTCCATCTGTGCCATAAGATGACGAGTCCACTAGTACCGTGCCGCCGACTTCGTTGAGTCGGAAGAACAGCACTGGGTTGAAGCTGAGGATTATGTCTTGATAACTTGCCATTAGGCTAAGGTAATTCCATACTTATCTGCAAGATACTGTCGCACACTTGCTCTATTCGTGCTGCCGATGTCTACGTTATAAGTAACTCGCTCGGCAATATCACTGGTCAAGCCATTAGAACCAATTCCCGCAGTAAAGGACGTTGACGCAGATCCGCGTGCAGTAGAAGCGGTTGTGTCGTTGTTAACCTTGATGTTGATGTTCGTCCCATCGTACCAACATTCAACGATGTACCAGACGTTTTGCGTGTAGGTCGATGTGCTGCCAAGGAATGTGCCGTCTGATCCCCCGCTGCGCTGCCATACTCCAAACCTGTTACTGCCGTCATTCTTCAAATTAATGCCGCCCTGACCGCCGCCATAGGAGAACAGAAATGGTGCGGTGTTTTGATTCGATCCCCCATTTGCCTGCGGACGAATCACGATAAACGTGGTCCATGCGGTAGTTGAGTAGATGGTTGAAAGAGTATTACTAAAAACGTACTGATCTGTTGAGTCGGCAAATCTCAGGTAGGGCTTGCCATTTGCTCCACCTGTTTTGAATAGAGGCTTATTTGCGGTTGTGCTCTGCGTCCACTTGCGCGTGCCAGTGATTTGATCAAGCCAGTCGGTAACTGTATCGCCATCATTAAAGCCGCTCAGCGAGGACTGATCCGCCATCACCCACTCGGTAATACCGCTCACGTCGTCTGGCGCAAACGGCGGCGCGCTGGGAGAGATGCTGGAACTGGGTGATTGTGACGCACTGGTAGAGTGCGAAGGACTAGCTGAAGCGCTAGGGCTGACGGAGGCTGAGATTGAAGTTGAAGGTGATGGACTTGCTGAGCTGCTGGAGCTCGGCGACACACTCGAACTCGTACTCGCTGAAGCACTTGATGAAGGTGATTGCGAGGCGCTCGGTGATAGAGATGACGAGGGTGATTGCGAACTGGATGGACTCACAGAAGCACTCGGACTCACTGAGGGGCTTGCTGAGTGAGATGGACTGACACTGGCCGAAGGACTTAAACTCGGACTTCCAATCGCACTCACATCGATCGTCGCGCAAACCTTCACTCCATTGGTGGCTGTACGTGTTGAGAACGTCTGCACACAGAACTGATATGGACCTACGGCCAACGCGGGCCAGGTAAAGGTATCCTTGTTATCGTTGTCAGGCCATAAGTACGCAGGGGATAAAGCCTGGACGCCTCCGGGTTCAGTCACGTACAACCGAGCATATTGCCCACCTGGAGCGTAAGCACCAAAAATAATACCTCCGGTAATCGACGCCTGAAATTGATTGGTATTCGTTAGTATTAGATCTACTTTTAGTCCGTCTGGGTCAAACTCTGCTTCATTCCAACTCGCACTGGGAGGCGCAGTGTCCAGTCCAGTTGCGGGATCTTCGTGCTGCGTTCCAGATGGTTCGCCAAAGGTGCGCAACCCGGTGGAGAACTGGTCCTCGATCAGTACCAGCCTATAGTCACGCTCATCCGGCCCGTTGGGAGTGATCGCCAGCACGCGCATGACTATGGAGAATGTCGGTGACTCCCACTCGAATAGCAATACCTCTCCCCTGTACGTCAGCCTCCCAAACGAGGCAAACACGAAGCACTCCAGTGGGGCGCGGGGGAGTGAGATCGCCCTCCCGTCTCTCGTCGCAATCACATTCGCTTGCTCGAAATCAGCCACACCAAGGAAAGTCTTCGTCTCAGGAACCGTGCGCCCATCCTGGATCAGTTGATTCGCCGGATCGATGTAGAGCGCCTTCCTCCCTTTGAAGTTGTTGCCCTGATCGGGGAACTCGACCTGGATCTTGTTCTTCGTATCCTCGTAAGTTCCCGGTGTGAAGCGTTCGACTCGGGTGATATTGTCCTGACTCAGCACGCGCAGTGAGTTGAACGAGTAGTCGCGTCGAATGAGCCTAATAGTCAGCCCGAGCGAAGGGGACGGCTCTGGTACTGCGTCGATCTGCGCGAGCACGTCCTGCACTACCTGTTGAGGAGATGCTCCACTGGTTTCGATCACCCCTGACCAGCCATTGTTCTCGTTGTAGAGATCCTCCGCTACTGAGCGCCAGTTGTTGAGATTCAACTCCTCCACTGGAACTCTCGCACCGTACTCAAGCGACGTACTCCATTCGTAGATCGCTTCCATCGGGTTCATATGCCGCCCGATCTTATTAAACCTTGTAGCGAGATTGTCGGGTTGACGACGACAAGTGATCTTCCACTGTTTGAACCTCGGAATCGACCCCACTCCACCGGCTGCAAAGTATCCCGACTCAGTAAACCCACTCGGGCCGCGCTTCACGAGGGCTGCGATTCCACGCAAGCTCGGCGTCTTGTTCGGCGCGGTAGTGAGGAGAGATTCGAGGTAGGAGTTGGTATGATCGGTGTAGTTCCCGCGCGTGAGATCACACCATGCGTACTCGCCGCCTTCACCCGGAGGCTGGTCCCCACCCCAGGCTTGCGGGTCGTCAATGAGAAATCCCCCGCCGGAGTTATCACTTCCGACTGTCGCAGCAAACACTGGTCTATCGTTGATCGTAATGCGCTCAACGTGTACATCCGGCCCCCAGCACAGCGGGAACATCTCGCCGATATAGGAGCGGTAAGCGACGGTGATCGTATCGAGCAGGAATGCGAATGACCCTAACCAGATGTAATCAGTCCAGTGCGAATCTCGCTCCACTGCGCGCTGCTTGTAATCCCCGTACCACATGCGCGCCGGAGTGAGTTCAAAGGTGCCGCCACCGTAGGGGATGGGACGAAGTTCATCTGGCTGGTTGTTCTTTTGGAGATCCTCAAATGTGGTACGCTTGGGACGTTGACGAGTGACTTCACCCAGGATCATTTGTCCGACGAACAGGAGTGCTTGCCAGAACATCTAAGCAATAACCCCCTCAACGACCAGTTGATCATAGCCTTTGTAGACGATCTGCTTCAGTTCTCGATTCCACTGCGGCCCCCAACGATCAGGACCAACGTCCAACGTATGAACCTTATGACGAAAACTCGGATGAACCTTAACGTCGAATCCCGCCTGTAGCACGATGATTATATCGGCCCACTGACAAAGCATTGCGAATGTCTCGGCTGACGACGATCTCCAGCCACATGCCAACGCTTCGTAGCCCTTTCGCTTTAGCCGATAAGCAAGAAATACGCTCCGGTTATTTCCGTTCTCGCAAATGCAAAGAATCTTAGGCTTCATCTTAGCTCACCCCTCTCACCGCAGGATCAACATTCGGCGTGTACTGCCACCCACCCCAGTTCTCTCCATTGTTCGTCAAGGTCGCAAACTTATTCGCCCAGGTGTCATAGGCAAGGTCGTCTCCAGGGTAGACGGTCGCCGGGAACCCTACATCCAGCGTGAACCTCGGAAACCCTCCATTGAGATACAGGTGCCTCTCCCCGCCTTCGGTGAGGTCCGCGAGGATCGTGCGCTTGTCCAAGTTAGGAGCTTCAATAAACCCTCCCTTGTAGTGGTCGTCCAATTCAGTTATCCCCGTCACTGTGAGGAGATCGCGCTGGTCGTTGAACTCAGTGACGGAGATTGACTTGCCCAGCTCGGAAATGTCCACCCCACTGCGCGGATCGTAGATCGAGTAGCGCGACAGGGAACTGAGCGAGTCAGTGAGGGATTCGCGCTCATAGTAGTGCCACACTGTTTTCAGGTGCAGGATGAACACTGACTCAGTAAGCTTGAACTGACATCTCACTACCCAGCCGCGATAGTAGGGAGTGATCGCGTCACCTAACATCTCGTAGATTGTGAGAATGATCGGGAACGGTGGCGGAGTGAGCAGAATCTCCGTCAACTCACTCGACTCGATCATCGTCACGTCGATCTCTGCATCCTGCGGCTCATCTGAGTAAGTTGGCGCGGTGTGCAAGATCTCAATCGGAGTATAGCTTTCATCTGAGAACTCCTGCTCATGCGCCACCTTTACATAGCGATACGTTGCTGATCCCGCGACAAACTTGTAGAGGAAGGTGTTGAGCATGAGACTAGAAAGTGATCACCAGTGCTCCTATGCGAAATCTCGGTTGTTGGCCCACGACGACTGATTTTGACGGTACGATTGGACCGCCGTTATAGATCTTCCCCACCGCCCCACTCGCCGTATCGACGATGTCAAACGCGATGAGATCTCCATTCCCCACCGATCCAGCCGCAGGATAAGCGAGCACGATCCCGTTGCTCAGCTTCCCAGCATCCGCAGCAACAGTGAACACTGATCCATCCCGTGGTAGCTGATAGCGCGTATAGTTGGTGTAATTCGTCTCAGTGCCACCACCGGAGCGCGAGGAAGGAGCAACAAGGAGACGCAGGTATAACGAACCTCCGATTGAGATCGCCGCGCCTCGATAGTAGAAGTCGAGGATCTCCTCCGCCATGTCGAAACTCGCCCATCCACTCACTTCCTCCCACCTCCAATCTTCCTGATCACCGGCGCATGGCGATGAAGGAAATCAACCATCACCTGCTCGCCTTCGGACGAGTTCACCCAGTCGCCCAGGTTTCGCTCATCCACCAGCACCTGTCGCAGTCGCATCGTCGAAGGAGTCCCAGCTACGGCCAATTCCCCAACACTCGCACTGGGCACACTCACACTCGGCACGTTCACCGAGAGATCCGGCATTGCGAATCCCCCCGTTGCCAGCCCACGAATCCTCCCACCCAAGCCATGCGTCTCTTTAAGAAACGCCTTGAGAATACTCACCTGACGCATTGCGTGCCTGGGATCGGTAGTGAGGACAGCCTCGGGAAACCCTCCCTCCACCACTCGCACTACCCCACCGGGAACTGCCGGGAATAGCCCGGTCGCTGCGCCCAGTGCGCCACCTATTCCTCCCAGCGACTCTGCCGCACTTCCAGCCCCGACAGTCGCCGCGAACGCCGCCCCCGCTGCGATCACCGTGGAAGCAAAGCTGGTTGCAGCGGAGATAACCGAGGTTACGAATGTGGTACTGGATGAACTCACCGCCGCAGTCAACGCCGTTCCCGCCGCTCCTGCCGCTGCGGTCAGTTGCGCTCCAGTTGCGGCTGCTTCGGTTTGCTTAGGCGCAAGTCCGAATAGTTTCGAGAAGAACCCGCCGATGGTGCCTTGTGTGTTGGTTGCGTCAGGTTTGAACAGTCCTTCCAGTTGTTTGACGATGGAAGTTGCTGCGATGTCGTTCAGCGTATCCAGCAGCCTCTCGCCGAAGCTGATCGCGGCGTCCTTCAGTCCCTCGAATCCCTTACGTGCCCCGCTGAATATCCCGCTGATTCCTGACTGGAGATCTGAGAACAGCGTTCGATTAATGTCCTGCCCGATGGTGTCGAGCGCCACGCCCAGCCGCTCAGTCTCTGCGATCTGCTGCTTGATCGAGTTGATGACCGACTGGTCCTTGATCGCTTCAGCCTTTGCCAACTCTCCCTTGAGCACGTCGAGCAGTACCGCACGATACTTCTGCTGGATAACGACGATTTCCTCCTGCGCCTTCCGCTCACTGATCAACCCATCCAGCACCTTGTTCTCGATTTGCGTCTCATCCAGTCGCAGCCCAGCGGAGAGATCTTCAACCAGCTTCTGCTGCTCGGCGATTTGCGCGCGTTTGATTCCGATGTCGAGGAGGTCGATCATCACCCGTACTGGTTCAGGGAGTTCGTCGAGGTGTTGCTGC